CCTCGCTCCCGTTTGTAGGTACTAAATCCCGGCGGTCCGGCCACCGACCTAGGAACCCTACCGTAACCCAATCCCCGGCGCTAGTCTAAAAAGTCCGCTATTTACGGACGAATACTGCGACACCTAATCCTGTCGCAAATATCCGAGTCGTTATTCACAAGTGCCGCAAACCCTCTCGCGCTCGCGCCGCCGCTCGCTCTCCCCCGCGATGGACTAGCGAGCGCGTACACGCGCGACCGCGCTGAAGATCTTAGAGACTAAGAACTAAGATCTTGACACACTTTGTTCCCGCGTACGCTCTCGCGCGTATACGCGCTCGCAAGTCCTACGCGCGAGACCCTTTCCGCCTCGCGAGCGCGAGCAAAGGAAAAGCCCTGGTTCCATGGGATTCTGGATTTGTGGCTACGATTGGAATTCCTTGGATTTTCTGCGATTATGCATTTTCTTTGGATTCCGAGCGCGGAAAAATGGCAAAAAAAAACGGCTCCCAGCACTACCCATGCTGGGAGCCGTATTCGTCGAGGATTCTTTGATCGAAGCTGAACCAGTCGTCTTCAGCTGGCTTTGGCTCCGATTGAGTCCTCGGTTTCCGTGTCGTCTTCGGTCGTGCAGGACGCTTTGGTGGCTCTCCCGGGACGATTTTCTCGTCCGGATGCGCCTTGAAAAGCGTCTTCACGACGTTGAGAACCGGAAACAGGAAGATAATCACGAGTGGGAAATACACGGCCTCTTCAAGACCGTGCATGACCGTGTTCACGCGACCTGAATCGGGTGGTAGTTGCTCTTGATGTGCCGGTTGAAGTACCGACCAACGCTCTTGGCACGCGAGCAGGCGACCACCCGTTGACGGGGCACACCCTCGTACATATAGATGCGCCCATCGTTGAACTCAACGTACATGTGTCCGCGATGGTCCCAGCCCACAGCCGTCACGTTGGACGACTGTGGAGTCTGGCGCCAGCGAACCTTGATGGCAGGAATGGTAGTCATTGTGCTCCCTTCTCTGGTACGGTCCTATTTCTCGTGCTGTTCCGCGTAGATGCGGCGGAATGCGTCCACATCAGCCCACGCAGCCTCGTCGTCGTAGTCGTTGGCGAGGGTGTCGATGGCATTGAGGAACGCTTCATACCGCTCATTCCGCTTGCCGTCGTAGCCATACCGACGGTATTCAGGATTGAGCATGTTGGCTTCAGACGCCTGGTGGTTCAGGGCATCTCTGTCTGACTCCTTGACCTTCGCGATCATGTCCCACAGCACCACACCGGGCACCTGACTGGCGCGACGGTAGGTGTTTGAAGCGTTCTCCGCGAGGGCAAGTTCCCACCCCGAGTACGACTTCTCTATGTACAGGTGCTCACCCATGGCCTCCGGCTCGTAGAGCAAGAAGTAACGGTCGACCTGCGTAGCGAGGTCGCTGCGGTCCCCGAGCCAAAGCTCAAGGACCACAGCCTCGTAAGCGGTATCGGGCATCAACGCTCTGGAGATCTCCAGGACGCTGATGTTCTCCTTCTTGCCGAGAATGGTCATGACTTACCGTTCTTCTGGCTCTCGACGATCGTGGCCCTGAAGCCTTGCCGTCGGAGATCCAGGATGTCACGGTTGATCTTGCCCTTCTCGATGTTCGCCTCAGCGATCTGTTGCTCGATCGTGTTCCTGGAGCGGTAGACGTACACGCCGATCTGGTGCATACGGCTGGTGTTGACTGCCCGGTCGGCCAGCTGTTCTTGGTCGTCCGGCACCCAGGTCTCGTCAAGAATGTGAACATTCTCGACCAGGTCCAGGGTGATTGCCACACCGCCGGCAGTCGTCGTCATCACGATGACGCGAGGATCGTCAGGTAGACGCTTCCCATCTTGCCGGAAGAGCATCTGGTTCACCGTACGATCTTCGTCCTTGGTGTCACCGGTGATCTTGACAGCCTTGATACCGTTCGCATTCAGATAGGCGTGGACCATGTCGGCCACTTCCTTGAACTGCGAGGCGACGATGGCGAGCGAGTCACCTTCAGCCTCGTCACCTGCCGAGTTCTTACCCACGATCCCCTGCTCTGCAAGACGCTCTACGAGCGCCTCCAGCTTGCCGGAGTCCGTGCTCGGGATGAGATGCTGGATGGTGCGCTTGCCACTGCCCAGGCAACGAGGACACGTGTAGCTGACGGTCGAACCAGTGTTCTCGCCAGCCTCGTTCTCGATCTTGCCTGTGCCGTTACAGCTGCTGCAGTTGACTTCCTTGTTCACCATCTCGGCGCAGTATGCGTCGGCGAACACCTTGAGCCGAGCGTACTCGGCCAGGATGCCGATGGCGTTGAGCTGCAGTTCTTCGATGGTTGTCTCAGCACGAGCAGCGAACTCACGATACTGCTTCTCCTGCTTCGGGGTCATGTCGCACCACACGTCGATCCACTGCGCTGGCGGCAGCTGAGGCAGAACCTCAGACCGCAGCCTGCGGACCACGTACGGAGCCATGGCACGGTAGAACTCATCTTCGCGACCACGCTGGATCCCGCCGATGTCGCTACCGTAGCCATTGTTGTTGACCTGCAACCACGTCTTAGCCCATTGCCACTTTGACGTGTACTGCCTGGGGTAGATGAAGTGAAGAGCGCCCCACAGCTTGATGGGCTTACCACCCATCGGCGTGCCGGACAGCGCGTAGCGCCGCTGTGCGTTGATCTCCTTCACAGCGAGCGCGAACTTGCTGTTGCTCTTCGGATCCTTCTTCCCGGAGGCACGTGGCAGACCGCTCTTGTGGAACTCGTCGATGGTGAAAGACGCCCAACCCTCAGGAAACTCCTTCGGGTCCATGAACGGCTCCGCACCGTCGCGAACGGTCTGATACGTGCAGACAAACCAGACAGGCCACTCTTCATCGATGCACTTCCAGAACTCTTCGATGGCGTTGGCCCTGGTCTGCTGCGACATCTCGCCGGAGTACGTGATGACCTCGTGCGGCTTTGGAAGCTTCGCTGTCCAACGCTCCACTTCGAAACGCCACACTGTATTCAGGCTCGTCTTCGGAGCGCATACAAGATGCGGTCCATCGCCGAGGCCTGCCTCGAATACGGCAGCGATCGTCTCCGGAGTCTTCCCCAGCCGTTGCTGGTTCAGGTTCAGAGCCGACGTTGCCGCGAGGAACTGTGTGTCCGCACGCTGGTAGCCACGTAGCCACTCAGCGAGATCCGGCATGGTTTGTGCGATCTGCAACTTGTCCGCCGGTAGATCATCCACCGTGGCCAGGTCGTTGAGCATACGCTCTCTGTCGATCGCCTCCTTGCCCCACTGCTTGAATGCCCTGCCGAGGACGAGGCTTGGCCCCATCCACTTGTTGAGCATTCGCGCAGACTCGAGTGTGAGGGGAACGGTCCACATGGGACCACCCTCGTTCGCGGGAACAAATCGAGCTCCCGGCACTTCCCTGATGCATGTTACGAGATCAGGGTCATACCGGAACGAGATCTCGATCCTGTCACCTGCGGCACTCATTTCCGCAAATGCCTTGTTCATGGTACTCCTCGTATCTGGTAGTGTCTGAACCGAGTGATTATACCCTACGCACGAGACTTCCGCTTGCCACTTGGCATGCGTCCGGCTCGGAAACAATAGGGACAGCTTCGCCCGGTTATGGTCGTACCTCGACGTACCAGAGCGCGAGTCCAATGACTTTTGCGTACTAGGAAGACCCCAGCACAGTCATCGCGCCCACACTCCACGATCAGCCAGCCAGGGTAATCCTCGCTGGGCTTCACCTTGAAGGGTGGAAGCTTACTGACAAACTGTTCTGGATCTTCTAGTCTTCTTGCCATGCTACCTCCCTTCCCATTGGGGTGCCGAGTGGCACCGGCCGACGCTCTCCCCAGAGCGCCAGCCGCTACTACTCGTGCTGCTTCATCTCCTTGCGGTGCATCTCAATGACAGTCCGCACGATGAGAATCCACTTCAGAGCGTTGCTGTCATCTTCGTCGTCAGCCGAAGACGTGATGACGTCGTTCATGACTCGCCGGGCAGCTAGGATCTCCATACGATCATCTGATCGCGAGGCGACGCTCATTATGCCCAGAACGGCGAGCCAGAACATACCCAACACACCTACCACAGCGCATCCTATGCCTAGAATGAGCCACGTATCGGGACTGAACAACTATCCTCCCTGGTTGTAGGTGTCGTACAGAGTGCCCTAAGCACTCTGGCCATGCCCGCTTCCGGGCACAGCCACAGCGCTCACGAAGATCTCCGGCGTCGTGGGTCTCGTAGCCGGATGCTGCCAACAGACAGTGTCCTCATCCCACCGGGATCCGTGTAGAGTTGCACCAAATGCTTCTCACGGTGCTTCTTCTTGTCAGCCGGTAGGAACTGTCGCAGAGACATTACGCGAACGTCGTAGATGTGTGCAGGCAGTGTGTATTCGATCTCACGACCATCATCTTTGCCTCTTCGCGTTGTCTCCGGTACTTCGACCCATATCCGGCTCCCCACCAGAAGCTTCTCAAGAGGAGAAACGTCTGGCGGGTCGCCGGATGCGAGGACTTCTTCGACCGCCTGCCTTACTTGGGGTTTGCGCCTGCGCGCGTGCCCCTGCGTCCGGCAGGACGCCCACCGCGCTTGGTGGGCTCGGTCTTGGCGGCACCACGCCGCCCGGACGTGCCGCTCGGCTGCGCCTTGGCAGCCGCGCCGCGCCGACCGGAGCCACCCGTCTTCTTGACCGTGGTGACACCGTCGAACTGCCGACCGCGAGCGGTCAGGTTGCTCGGGGCAGAACCGTGACCGGCCTGCTCGTAGAGCGCCTTGGCCTGACCGACGCTGACGCCAGCGTAGACGGCGATGCGGGGCCAGCGGTAGTTGCCAGTGCTGGCCGCCTTGTAGATCGCTGCCGGCGTGGCCGCGATCTTCAGGCTGGGGTCTGCGGCGAGCTCGGCCTGCCACATTGCGCGGCCGATCATGCTCATCTCGATCCCAGTCTGCTCGGAGTACCACCGCTCGGACTCCCCACCGTTCTTCTTGATGAGGGCGACGAGCTTGTTGAACTGTGCGGTAGGCACAGCCCTTGCTTCCCTTGCCATTACTGCTCCCTTCGGTAGTGTCTACTCGGTGAATCAGGAAAGAAAATCATACCTGAACCTAGCCAGAAAAGCTAGTCCGTGGAGCAACTTATTCAGCGGCTCCTAAGTGCGCTCTATGGGCCCAGGGAGGACCACCCAGAGCGCACTTAGCAGCCGCCGTGGGCTGCTACGTGCTGTGTTACTCGTCGTCGATCTCCTCGTCCGGGTCTTCACCACGAGCGATGATCTCTGCCCGCTTGGCTTTGACCTCGGACTTCCACTCTGACTCGCCGAACATGCGGCCACCGCAGACGGGTCCGATACCGAGTTCGCGACTGATGCGGTTGGTGAGGCGATAGCCACAATTGGAGCAGTGGCGGATCTCCATACCGAACCGAATCGCACACTCGCGGATGCCGTCCTTGATGATCATCTTGGCGATCTTGTTCTGCGCGTCGATCGGCAGCTTGCCTTCGCTGGGTCCGAACATGACATACAGACGCTTGGCCTGCTTGTCACGTGATTCCCAGCACTGGTAGAACCGGAGTTCGTTGTCCTCCAGTTCCGTACCAGCCTTGGGCAAAGCGTACCGGCCAGGCGGCAATCCGGAGAGAGCCGTGCTGGTCTCGACACCTTCGCTGACGATGGTCTCGCGAGGCTTGCGAGGAAGCGGGATCAGAAGATCCAGAATCCTCTTGGCCTTTTCGAAGCTGAGCCGTGTCGTCTCTTCGACCCAGAACTCCTCGGGCTGCTGTAGCGCATCCCGCTGCTCCTGGGTGAATGACGTCAGGTCCTGCTTCTGGATGAGGTCTCGGATGTAGTCCAGCTGTTTCTGACTTGCGACACGCTCACCACGTTCGGTTTGCCTGTCGCGAGCCCAGTCTGGCACCGAGTCTCGTTGTACGGTCATAAGACCTCCCTGGTTACTTACCTGACGGAGTTTACCTGAAACTCCGGGTCGGCGCTACTCTCGTAGCACCACCCGCAGGCTCAGGCCGCGATGATGTCCTTGATGTCCTCAAGGAGACCACCGTACACGTCCTGCATGTGCTTGTGGTACTCCATCGCACGTGAGGCGTTCTCGCGCTTCTGCTTAGACGGATGCGTGAGCTCGCGTTGTGCCAGGAGTTCCTTCTGGCTGTGCTTGTGGATGAGCTCCTCGACCGTGGTCACGATCGCGTCGAGCTTATCCTGGTCGCTCACCGCAGCACCCCGGTGTCCTTCAGGTACTGCTCGAACTGAGCGAGCACCGTGGCCTTGCGACCCTTGGGCTTGATGCCCGCTTTGCGCAGGTAGGCTTGCGCCTGCGCCATCGGCGGAACACGCCACCGCATGCCACTGCCGGCGGTCTGCACTTCCAGCTTCAGTTTGTTGTAGACCTGAAGCATGAAGAACGCCTGAATGGCCTCGGGAGTGTCGAGGATGATCATGTCGTTGTTCGACATCAGTACACCACCTCAATGTTCTCGGCACCGTACTCACGGCACCGTTCGCAGTTCGGAAGATGACGCTTGCGGAAGTCTTCCCACCACTCTTCACCGATGTCAGCGTATGCCCACATCGGGTCTTCAGCCTGGGCTTGACTCGCCGCCGCCACGTCCGGACACTCCGGGTCTAATGGAGCGTGCCATCTTGGCATTTCGTCCTCCCTGGTTTTGGTACATCGGCTGACGTACCGGGAAGCCTACCTGTTACGGTAGGCTCCCGCTGCGTCAGTGCATCTCCGAGATCTTGACCCGGAGGTACTTCGGCATGCTACTGCTGCTCTCTGAGCCGAACTTGAAGCGCATGATGATCTCACCGCGTTCGAGATCCTGCACTTCCACGCTGATCTTGCCCTTGAACTGAGACTGCAGTTCATGGACGAACTCCTCACGATGATTGTCGAGGAGTGCAACCAGCGCTGCTGCGACCAGATCCTTGCTTTGCGGGGCAGCCATCACGCGAGGCTGCTGCGCAGCTTGTTCTTGTACCCGATGCTGTACAGCGGCACCGGCTTGCCGTCGGCAGGACGCGCGATGATCCAGCGCTCGGTGACCTTGATGTTCTGGCCACCAACGTGGACGATCGGGTGATGCGTCTGAAGCGTCAGGGTGAAGAGGCGCTTGTCAATCTCCACGCTCTTCTTCCCCGACGACCAGGCATCGAGGATGGCCTGCTGTGGCGTCAACTGCTTCTTGACGCCCATTAGCGGAGCCTCGACATGATGTCCTCGATCTGCGCGGAGAGCTGACGCTCTTCCTGGCGGATCTTGGCATCGGTGTGAGTGTCCTTGGCCACCGACAGCGCCCGGAGGCTCTCACCCTTCAGGATTTCCCTGACGAGATCGAACTCACCGGGAGTGAAGCTGACGGTGATCTTGGCTTCTGCCATGCTTACCTCCCTGGTTATAGTGTCAGATGATTCTGAGCACCGGCCAACCCAGACTGCTCTGGGCCAGCCGCTGGTCAGGTTACTGCTCGAACGGTACGCTGATCCGAATCTGCTGACCGCCCACGCCACCGAGCGGCAGCGTAGTTACGATCAGATCCGTGGTGGGCGTCTCGAGATCACTCTGTGTCACGATCTCGCTTACTCGGACGTGTGCCCAAGTTTCGCCGCCGTGTTCAAGTGATCCCTCGCAGTGGAAACTGACATCGATGTCTTCACTAATCTCGATGTCAAGCATCCACCGCCCAGACGTTTCGTCTAGACGCCATTCGTGTACCGGCTTCTGACTCGGCATTCTTACCTCCCTGGTTAGTGTACCTTTGTGGCACACCGGGAAGGGTACCTGATTTGAGTACCCTCCCGCTATGTCACGTCAGTTCTTTGTTGCTGTACAGATCGTACCAGCGGTCGAAGTCACCGCGACCTGGCGGCCAAGGCAACTCGTGCTTGGCTGCGTAGGCTTTGGCGTGCTTGACTGCTTCGGCGTCCCAGTACGAGTCGTCCCACGGATGGGCAGACTCACAGGTGGCCTCGTCCACGAGTGAAGCGTAGCTCTCGCGCTCGATGTCAAATGGCTCGTCCATCAGACGAGCAGGTACTCGGGACCGTAGACCATCAGCGCGTTCATGCGTGCCACGCGCCTGGCGACGAGCCGGCACTGGTTCTCGCGAGAGAACGTGTCCCAGCCCGGTTCGCCGTGCTCGATGTAGGACGCGCATTGGTCCCACATCTCCTTGATGAACCAGCTGTCCTCCTGCTCCATCACATCGGTCCACCCGTAGGTCGGGCTGCCGGTGTTCCGGTAGAGGCGCTGCTCCTCCCGCGTCAGCGCGGCCCACTCGTCATCGAGCGGTGCCTTCAGCTTCGGCAGTTTGAAGTCCAGTGTGATCTTGTCATACTGGAAGTCAATCGTGATGTGCTTATCCACATCAACCTCCCTGGTTATGATACTCTGTCTGAGTACCAGCGAGCCCACCCTGGTGGGTGAGCCGCTGCTGCTCAGTACCAGTCACGCTTTGGTACATATTGCCAGATCATCTCGTCTAGCTCAGCCTGGAGACGATCCTTGTTGATCGGTACGTCGGTGACGCGCAGGAAGAACAGGACGTCGCGAGTCAACTGCGCTCTCGTCTTGCCCGGAACGTACACGTGATCGGGTGCCTTCTTGCTCACCTTGACAATCACATGTCCGTCATCCGTCAGCGTCAGAGAGTAGGAGACCCTGACCATCAGTATTCGTCCAGCTTTGCTTCGCCACCGCATCTCTTGCAGCGGAAGTACGTTGTCATGCCACCGTAGGCATCGACCTCGTGCTTACCGTGCTTGAAGTCTGAGGGATGCGGGCACTCGTCGTGCTGCATCATGAAGTCCTCAGGCTGTGGCCCGGAACCGTAGCAGGTCTGCTTGATCTTGTGCGTGACCTGCTCGATCATGTTCTCGTGCCTGGTGCTTACCCAGCCGCCGCAGAAGGAGCAGTGTAGCAGTAGCTCCCACGCTTCGTCGGGTCCGTACCACGGTGGCTCTCGCGTGACCCAAGCGTCATACGCTCTTGCGTCGATGCTTGACACGAGTTACACCACCCTTCTTGAAGCGGCGAGCCCAGGCTTCTGCGTTCGTGCGTGCTTCAGCCTCGGTCTTGCCGTAGAAGACACAGATCTCCACGCCGATCTTGAAGTGAAACGGGTGGAGTGTTGCGTGTGTTGGCATACAACCTCCCTGGTTATGGAGTGTGAACTCCGGGTGGGGCACTGATTGTGCCCTGCCCGCAGGTCACTTGTCCAGTGACTTCTGCTGCTTGAGACCGGGATCGTTGCTCACGATCCTCGCGTTGGCACCCTTGTCGCTGCCCGAGCCGTACGCAGTGTAGTTCAGCTTGCGCTGTTCCCTGTACTTGACAGGCTTGCGCTTCGCCGTGCACTGCTTGCACGTGCAGTCCGCAGCGTGAGGCCTGAGCTCGGGGAAGTCTCCCCAGAGCGCATCCTTGGCCTGGTCACGGATGTCGCGGATGACCAGGGCAACGCTGTCCTTCTCGCCGGTGCTACCAGACCGCAGCGCTGTGATGTCCTTCAGGCGCTTGCGAATCATGGTGACGAATCCCTCGACGTAGCTGATCTGCCACTCGTCGGGATGCACCGAGACGACGTCACGCGGCGTCTTGCCGATGGTCTTGAGATGCGCCTTGTACTCGCGCAGCATCTTGCCGTTGTCGGCAGTCTTGTAACCGCCAGTGCCGTTCGGGACACGCCACTCAGGATGTCCGAGCCAGATCGCGATGTCGATGTACTTCATGCCGGCCTCTTTCGCCAACATGACATTCTCGCCCATGCTCTTGCTCGGATCGTACTTGGGCTTGATGTGGTCGACCATCTGCAGAAGCAGATCGGTGAACAACATGTCCAGGTACGAGAGGTCAGACGCCATGCCGTACACAGCAGCGCTGTTCTGCTTGAAGTCCCAGACGCTGTAGCTGCTGTAGCACCGACAGAAGTCCACGCAGGCCATCCACAGCCACGCGATGTTGTTCCTCGCGTCGATGTGCACGCCGTTGCGGAGCTCTGACCACCAGCTGATGTCCATGTCGCGCCGGACAACCAGCCGAGCGTTCTTGTCCTGGCCGAGCTTCAGCATTGCCTGGTCAATGGCGTACTTCTCCATCAGGAGGTCCGCCTTGGCCATGAATGCTTCCTTCTCGGCAGGGAAGTCGGTGCTGTTCGCCTTGGCGATCAGACCTCTGACTTTCCGCAGGATGTCTTCGTGTTCCTGTTCCGTCATGCCTTTCCTCCCTGGTTTGGTAGTGTCTTACGTGGTGCGTCTAGCACACCGGGAAGTCTACCTGCTAGGGTAGACTCCCGCTGGGTTAGGACGCGTCGTGCGGCCAGTAGTCGAGCGATCTGAAGTACCAGCAGATCAGACGCGCTTGCCATCTGAACCGCACGATCTTCAGCGGACGACCATGGTACGGATCGAAGATCTCGTAGCCTTTGCTCTGGCTGAGAGCCTTCATCAGCGTGACGATCTGCCTGATCTCTTCGGTGTGGGGCACGTTACTCACGATGCCCATCCGCAAAGACGATGGCGTAGATGCCGCCGTCCTTGTCAACGCAGATTCCGCCGCGTTCGGCAGCGCAGCCTGGGCCGATGTACGTGCTGTAGCGTACGGTGACGCTGAAATCGGCGAACTGCTTTGCCTCGTTGACAGCGTCGAGCACGAAGTTCTTGTGCTCATCGCTGAGGTTGTTGAGTGGACTGTGCTTACCGCGCAGTCCGTGGACATGAACCGTGCTCATCGCTTCGGCGGCCACTGACCGCGACGCTTCATCGACTGGTACTTGATGAACATCCCGACCGGAATGCCGATGGCGAGCATGATAAGCATGCCTGTCATATTTCCTCCCTGGTTTGTGGTGTTATCGTACTGGTGCTTATGGCGCACCGGCCAACCCCACCGTTGTGGGGCAGCCGCTGAGTCACTTCGCAAAGTGGGCAGCGCGTGTGCTTAGCCAGAGTTCGCGTTCCTTGGCGACTTTCTCCGCTTCGGCGATCTCCCAGGCTGGGTAGCCTGATGGCTTACTGAATCCGCGCTTGCTGCGCTTGCCGCGTCGCTCGCGTGGGCTCAGGCCGATCCGCCGTGGGTGCTGGCGCTCTGCCATTTCTGTTCCTCCCTGGTCGTGGTGCGTAAGCACCGGGATGGGGCACGCCGCTCGGTGGCGTGTGCCCCTCCCGCTGACTACGCCTGAAGTGCGGCCAGCTTGGCCTGAAGCGCGGTGATGCGCTCGGCCTTCTTGGCCTCGGCCTTGGCGGTGCGCTCCGCCTTCTTGGCGGTCCGCTCCGCCTTCTTGGCGGCGGCTGCCGCCTGGCGCTCGACCCGCAGCGCCTCGTAGCTCTCCTTGCGCGCTGCGAGCAGCGCGTCGGTGAGCTCGGTGACGTCCGTGACCTCGATCTGGAACTTCTTGCCAGACTTGAGGGTGACGGTGATCTTGCTGTTGTTGACGTCGGTGCTCATTTTCTACCTCCCTGGTAGTTAGGGTGCGTTTGGCATTGTTGCCTCCGGTCACCAGCAGGGGGCAGGTTCAGCGCAGGGGTAGTTCACGCTCAGCCTGCCCCAGCTGCTAACCGTAGGGAGGGAGGTTTTGGCTTCCTAGGTGCCCGTGCCCGCGTCTCGTTCCGCGTCGCTGCGCCTGGCCTACTCCGGTTCGCTCGCGTGCCCGCCGGTTCCTTGAAGCCTCAGCTGCCTACGCTGAGCCGTACTCTGCCGGTGGCGTTCGCGCCTCGTGACGTCGCCCAAATGCCGCCGCGTCCGTAGGTCGCAAACCCTTTCGCCAGGATCGCCGCGACGCGGTCACCGCGTCGTAGCTACCTAGTTGGTACCGCGCGCCTAGTGGTACCGTTGCTAACCCTGGTCATCCCCCAGGCGCGCGAGCCGAGGGACCATCACGCCTACTAGGGTCAGTCCGTGCCTTGAAATCGCACACGCGTCGCCCGTTGGTGAGGGTGCGACCTTGAAGTGTGCGTCGCCCCTACGATTGGTCGTTCCGCCGGAGCAGCACCCCTTTGGCCCGTTGGGGCGGGTCGCCCGCTCGCGCGGTCCCACCGTCCGGTGCCTTCAAACTTCGGCTCCGGCCTGGGCGCCTCACGCGCCCAGCCCCTACATAGTAGCGCGATTCGGACCCCGCGGGGTGGTTTTCGTGGGATTTGGGACATAACTTTTTCAGGGCCATGCTTGCTTGACCCATAGGCTTGAGGCTATACCTGGGCGCGTCGTCCTAATGGCGTGCCTGAGGCTAGGATAGCGACCCATCCTAGCTGTTGGGTTGAGGCTACCTGGCCCACCTGGACCATGCCGTCTGGCCGTACGGAGCGCGGTCGTTGAGGGGTGGGCAGCCGTACGGCTGGCCGTACGCTCCGATTTGAGCGTTGAATTGTGGCATCGAATGGGCGTGGAATGGACTGGTTCGCCTTTCCTTTGAGGATTCGGAGGGCGAAATCCCTGGTAGTTCGGACATTCCTAGGCTCAAAGCCGAGGGAATGCCTTGAGAATATCCCGGCGGAAAGGCCGCAGAATCCCATGGCGTCTATTCTCCTCTGATTTGGCTACGACAATCCGATTCTCTTTGTGGTCACACATGCCATTTTCCATGGCGATTGTCGCAAAAAACTAAAACACAAGGAATCCGAAAGTGCGGGTGCAATGCACAAAATATTCACTCAAGGATAGTTTCATGGCAAATAGTCGGTTTTGTGCGTAAAATCGTCGTATTTTCTGCGATTATGAGCCACAAATCCATTCATTTCCACTCCTGAACACCTTAGCTCAGTTGACAATCGGTCATTGAACGAATTCCAACACTCGAAACGCAGGTTCCAGCAAATCCATACTTTCATGAAATCCAGATTCACCATTTCTATAGAAAGTAAAGTTTCCCATTCCATACAAGAATCTCTCGTTCCCGTCGAGTCCAGATCGTCCTCGCGCGTAGGACTTGCCCGCGCGTACACGCGCTCGAGCAGCGTGTTCTGACGAAATGGGGTCCAACGTATGCGCGTACACGCGCGTAGGAGAGGAAATCCCTCCTAGGGTGCAGCCACCGCATTCTCAGCCCACAAACCACGGACGATTCCCACAGAAAACACTGAAAGAATCCCACGAGACCCTAAGAACCACTCTAGAACGGTTCGGACTAGCTTTTCACCCTGGACTAAGGTAGACTAAGCCGTCGGTGTTCGGGGTGCTACCTGCTCGGGTCCTGGTAGTGTCCCTGAGCGGTAGCATCCCGGCACTAAGCGACACTACCAAGGGGACGGGGATATGAGTCAAGAAGATCCACTGCCGATCACGCTGCCTGATCTCGAACGGCTGCTTTACGAGACTCGCGCGATCGTTCACCAGGAAGGACTGGGGACATGGTTTGAGCGGCGCGGCATGGAGTACGAGACCATGTATCCATTCTACATGGGCCTCATGGGCGCGGCCACCGAGCATATCTACAGGCTGCAGCGTTTCGGCGATGATGGCACCGATGCGATCTTCGAGCTCATCCTCACAACTTTCCTGCTCGGCTGGATGATGAAGGAACAATACGGGAGGGGTAGACCGTGACATTGCACGTCAGGCTGATTCACACCCAGGAAAACGACAAACAAGAGCAAGAAGCCTTGCTGTGGACAGACCACACTTGCGAGAAGGTGCAGGTTGCCCTGCCCTTCGGGCAGCTTCTCACGGTTCTTGATACGGGCGAGGACATCGCCGTCGTCATTCACGAGGCAGACCAAGATGAGAACACCGAACCCGCCGAGTGCGTGTATTCGTGTGTTCACAACGGAACTCCCAACAATCTTCACGAACGGGGGGAGTAACATCAAACAACAACAGAAGGAGATGAGTTGAAGGCAAGAACATACCTGCCGTTGGCAGTGATGCTCGCGGCCTTGATGGCGCTTACCGGCGTCATCACGGGCGTGGCTTCGGCTGACGTGACAGGTGCAACCGCGACAAAGAACTGCCAGCAGGGTCCGTTCACGCTGGGGCAGACGATCAACTGTACCTTCACGGTACAGAACGCCGGTGCACTGCCGGCGACGATCGATGTGCTGACGGAGACGGCTCCGTTTCCAGCAGGAACACCCGGCGCGATCACATGCGTCGGTACTGACAGCGTAACGTACCACACAGGTGACACGCTCCCTCCGGGTGTGACCTGTTCCGGTGCGTTCACGGTTCCAGTCGGGAACGATCCAGCAAGCTGCGGAACGCTTTTGCGGGATAGGGTCGAGATCGACCTGAGTTACCCGCAGTTCGATCCGCCGCTGACCGCTGGTGCATTTGCGACTGCGACCACGGCCATCGTCTGTCCGGCGCAAGCGTCCGTGACGAAGACGGCTGACACGCTGAGCAAGCCGACTGACCCGGTGACGTACACGGTCACAGTCACAAACCCGAATGTTGTGGCTGAGAACGTTACGTCCGTCAACGACACGCTCGTCGGTGACATCACGAGTCACTTCCCGTCACCGCTTGCGGCGGGAGCGTCGGAGAGCTACACGTACACGCGCACGGTGCTGGGGACGGATCCTAACCCGCTCGTCAACACCGTGACGGCTGTCCTCAGCGACGAGGGTACATCAGCGACGGCAACGGCTTCGGCCAGCACCAAGCTGTTCTACCCGAGCGTACACGTGACCAAGACGTGTGCACCAAGTCCCATCGAGGTTGGCGGGACGCTTCTCTGCACCATCACGGTCACAAACACGAGCACCGGAACTACTCCTCCGGCGCTTCAGCTCGACTCGCAGACCGATACACGAGCAGGCAATCTGGATCTGGCCGGCAATCCGCAGGTCGTGTCCAACAACTGCCTGGCCTCGCTTGCGACCGGCGGTAGCTGCACCATCGTTACCACCGATCATGTCGGCCTGTCCGATCTGCCCGGTCCGGTTGTGGATACCGCAACGGTGCACTACCATCCGCTCGGGTTCACGAACAACATCACGGACACGGCTGCTGCATCGGTGCCGGTTACTGCTACAGTGACGATGACGCTCGTCAAGTCCTGTTCGCCGGCAGTCGAGAACGTTGGCGATACGACGACGTACACCTTCGTGGTCACAAACACGGGTGACGTACCGCTGACTCGCCAGAGCGTGAACGACACGCTTCTCGGTGATCTGACCGCTGACTTCCCCGCGACTCTTGCGGCAGGCCAGTCGGTCACGGTGACCGAGACACGGACCGTCCTCGCGGGTGACCCGTCTCCGCTTCCGAACACGGTCACCAGTGTCTACGGCAACTCCGTGGAGAACGTGACGCTCACGAAGACGGACTCGTGCTCCATCGTGATCAAGCATCCGTCCATGACGCTGACCAAGGCTTGCAATCCGCCGTCGGCTCATGTCGGTGACACGGTGCAGTATGGCTACACCGTCACAAACACCGGCGACGTTGCTCTGAACCTTCAGAGCGCCGTTGACACGCTGCTCGGCGATCTGACTGCCGACTTCCCGGGAACGCTCGCTCCGGGTCAGTCGGTGTCGTTCAGCGTTCCAAGGATGATCCTACAGAGCGACCCGAACCCGCTACCCAACACGGTCACCACCGTGTACCAGGAAGCGGGATTCCAGGTCACTCTGACGAAGAGCGCAAGCTGCTCCGTGACGATCATCCCGCCCGGTACGGTCAAGGTGACGATCGGGTTCTGGAAGACGCACGCTCCGAAGTCCTGCAAGGTCGGTAACGGCAAGCAGGCGGACGCGCTGACCCCGGCACTCGGATCGGGCTTCCCGCTCGGAGCGTATTACACGCTGACCGATCCTTGCGCGGCAGTACAGCTGCTCAGCAAGGCTGTCCTGGGTTCGGGTGATCCCATCGGGAACATGCTTGCCCAGATGGTCGGTGCGGAACTGAACATCAATGCCGGTGGGACGACAGCAGGTAGCTGCTCGTTCATCACCGGCGCTATCACCGATGCCAACACGCTTCTGACCGCGATCCACTTCAACGGCACCAGCTACAACAAGCCGCTGACGACCGCGCAGAAGAACGAGGCATCTACGCTGGAGGGTCTGTTCTCGAGCTACAACAACGACAGCACGACCTGCTAGCGTAACAAGACTCCCGCTTACCCCAGCGGGAGTGTCTCACCCCGTACCGCAGAGGGGATCCCGGCCTAAACCCACCGGGGTCCCCTCCCCCTTCTCAGCTATACTCACGTCGGTGCCTCGGTGGCCTCCTTTCCGAAAACCCATCGGCATGGATAACCGGGGCACCATTCATCGATGAAGGGAGACAGGCATGTCTCGTGACACAAGAGGTATCCGGGTTGTCAGAATCCCCGGTGGCCTCCACACCACAAAGCCGGGGAGCAGCCGCTGATGTTCAAGCTGACTGGTTCATCCGGCTACCGTCGCAGCGGAGGCAGCAGCACCGTCGCTCGCGTCAGTGCGAGCCGCCTCAACCGCGTCGCGTTCGCTCCTGTGCCCACACGCGGGGCATGGGTGCCCGAGACGATGCAGGAACAGGGACAGGATTCCAGTACTGCCCGCACGGGTGGTCTGGAGAAGGTCCTGCGCTTCAACGGGATGTAGCAGATGGCACGTAGACGCAAGCCCATCAAGATCAAGAAGAGCAGACAGGGCTCTCTGCGTCGTGCCACCGGCACCAAGAAGGGCAAGAAGATCCCTGTTAGTACTCTGCGTCGCATGAAGAGAAGCAAGTCTCCGGCCATGCGCAAGAAAGCCACCTTCGCGTTGAACGCGAGGAAGTGGAAGAAGACAGGCCGGAGGAAGCGTAGGTGAACATTGGCGTCTTCGGCTGCGACCCTGGAGGCGCAACAGGCCTAGCCTGGGGCATCTTCAACCCGCACGCCAAAGGGGGCGTGGCCGAGGCGCTGAAGACCAAGCAGAAAGACGGTAGCACAACCATCAAGGGTGATGCGCGTTACCAGATACGCGAGATCGCCCGCACGTGGCAGTCCTTCTACACCGTGTGCGTGCGTACCGGCCAGCTGCCTCCCGAGAACGTCTGGCTGGTGATGGAGGACTTCATCTACAAGCCGGGCACCGTGTACGGCGGTGACTCCTCTGAGATCAGCACCGCCATCATCTGGGGAGTCGAGGGATACCGGCTAGGTACAAAGGATGAGTGGACAAAGCACCGACGCGGCGCATTTGCCACTAGCATGCCCGACATGATCCTTCAGACTGCCGGTGAGGCCAAAGGCTTCTGTACAAACGAGCGCATGAAGGAGTTTGGCATCTGGGTTCGGGGCAAGGAACACGAGCGGTCAGCCTGGGCCCACATCGCAACCTTCCTCGCGCGGTACATACAGCAACATCACTAGTCCTCACCCGAGCGCGTATACGCGCGAGCGCGAGCGCGTGTATGCGCGTGTACGCGAGCGCGTGCGCGCCGCGCCGGAGCAAACCCCCGATTCCGCCACGCACTGCCGGCATCAGGTAGGGTTCCGGCCGTGCCGCAGCCCCCGTACCCAGACCATGATCGTTACCCATCTCCGCTCCCGGAGACGTGGGTTGACATCAAGCTAGGTCCGGGCCAGGAGCCAAATGCCTATGGGCATGACGGGTCATGGCAATGGGATGCGATGGCGATGATGGGGACGACTGTGGACCCCACAGCAGTCCGGCGCAACGGTGAGCCGATCACGTTCATCTCCCGCTGGCCGGAGCGCTGGTAGTGCCAGGTAGACGCGCCCCAACCATGCGCCCCGAGAGCGAGGGTGGGCAGAAGAACATCAAGTGGCCCAAGAAGCCCAAGCCCAAGCCTCGTGGCGCAAGAGGGCAGGCCAACAAGATCGGCGTCATGTGTGGCGCCAAGAAGAAGAACGGTGGCAAGTGTACGCTGGCTGCCGGGTGGGGCACCAACCATCCGGGCATAGGCTCGTGTAAGCTGCACGGCGGCTCCGTGCCCAATCACATCAAGTCTGCGATCAAGGAGGAGTACCGCATCCTCTTCGGCAGCCCGATGGAGATCAACCCATTGGAGGCGCTGATCTGGTGCATCAAGGTACGTGCCGGCGAAGTCAAGTGGTTGAGTGACCGCATGGCGGAGTTGGACGAGAAGCACTGGATCGAGGACACGATTGTCGGCAAGCAGTTCCACCTGTATGCGCGTGAGCGCCAAAAGGCTATGAATGACTTGGCCCGCTTCTCCCAACAGGCGATCAGCCTTGGGATCGCGGAGCGCGCTGTCAAGATGGCGGAGACCTATGCCGACCTTCTTGCGCGACTCATCCAGGGGATACTCGGTGACCTGGATTTGACACCGGAGCAGCGGGCCAAGGCTCCTGGCATCGTGCGCAAGCACTTGATTGCCATTGATGGCGGCGCTGCCGAGGCAGGCACCGCAGGCGTCGCGCTGGCTCTGGAGGCAGGCAAATGATGAGCTCTGATCTACCCAACGTGCTTACCGTCATCCTACAAAGGCTGGAGCAGGCGATTGCTGCCCTAGAGCGCATCGCCACTGCCATGGAGCAGGCAGTTGCCGAAGAAGAGGATGACGAAGACAGTTGAACAGGATCTGCATGAGCAGACGTTTGACGACGTCATGCAGTGGCGGCTTCGCACGCTTATCGAGGCCAACGTCCTGTACGCGATCGCTGTTGACCTAGCCAAAAGTTCCGGAGACTTGCACAAGATGGTGAGAGACAAGGAGCGAGGATGCCCAGACGATCTGCTGCGGCAGATATACCTGTAGAGCCACAAGCCAGGTGGCCTGAGGGAGTCGGCGGTCTCGCGCTAGAGAGGCTGTACCCGCCAGAGGATCCGTTCATAGCGGATCCTGTTGGTTGGTTCCATAACAAACTTGGGCATCATCTGTGGGCCAAGCAGGTGGAGATTCTCGAGTCGGTCAGGGACAACAGGATGACTGCCGTCAAGTCCTGCCACGGACCCGGTAAGTCATTCACAGGTAGTGGGGTGATCGGGTGGTACTTGGACGTTCATATGCTCGGCACAGCGTTCGCTGTCACCACTGCGCCATCATGGCCGCAGGTGCAGGCGATCCTGTGGCGTGAGATTCGTCGTCGTCACCGAGAGGGTGCGTTGCGGGGACGCATCACCCTCGACTGTCAGTGGCACATGGGAGACGAAGGCACCAAGCGTGCGGATAGCAGCGAGGAGCTCATCGCGATGGGGCGCAAGCCAGCTGACTATGACGAGGACACGTTCCAGGGCATCCACTCGCGTTACTTCTTGGCGGTGCTCGACGAGGCCTGCGGCATCCCCCTGAGCCTGTGGACCTCTGTCTTGGCCCTGGTCACCAACGAGAACGCGCGAGTGCTTGCCCTGGGAAACCCGGATGACCCGAACAGTCACTTCGCAAAGGTGTGTAAGCCAGGGTCAGGCTGGAATGTCATCCAGATCAGCGTCTGGGATACGCCCAACTTCACCGGCAACCACAACTGTGCCGTGTGCGGGCAGTACATGGGCGACGATGTCATGGAGAGCCTCGTCAGCAAGATTTGGGTCGAGACGGCTCGTCAGGAGTGGGGCGAGGGATCACCCACCTGGGTCGCCAAGGTGGAGGGTGAGTTCCCGGACGTCAGCGATGAGTACCTGATCTCCCCAGCCCTCATCCAGTATTGCTGGGAACGCGACCTGCCCGGATTGGGCGTGGGACGCTACGGCGTTGATATCGCGCGTTACGGCATCGACCATTCCTGCATGTACCGCAACCGAGACGGTGTCATCAGGCTCACCGAGAAGTGGTCGAAGACTGACACTATGACTTCTGCCGGCAAGATCAAGGTGTGGCTGGGTTCCCACGGCAACAACACGCCGCCAGCCACGATCGACATCATCGGGGTCGGTGCCGGCGTGTACGACAGATTGCGTGAGCAGCGACTCAACGTTGCGCCACACCAGGGCAGTCAGGCAGCGGCGAACCCATTGAAGTTCAAGAACAGACGCAGTGAGGTGTGGTGGACGTTCCGCGAGCTCATGGAGGAAGGTCTCATCGACCTTGACCCCAGCGATGAGACCTTGGCGGCCCAGCTAGGGTCCGTCAAATGGAACGTTGACAGTGCTGGCAGGATCTACGTGGAGACGAAGGAAGACATGCGCGAGCGTGGTCTCCCTTCCCCCGACCACGCTGATGCTGCCATTCTCTCCACAGTCAGTGCTGTCAACGTTCTTGATATGCGCGGCGTCTCCTCAACGGCAACTATCACAGGCGACCTACTACACAAGAAGATGTGAGAGGAGGATTGATGGCCAAGCTGACAAAGTCCAAGCGCCACAGCGTCGTGAACATGCCGACGGTGCGGAACACCCCGGCACAGCCCGTCAAGGGCAAGAAGAGCGGCGGTCGGCTGAAGTAATGACCGACTGGTGGACAGTTGCGTATCCCGGTGGGCCCATGGTGAAGGTCAAGGGCTTCCCAAGGCTGCTCTATCCGCCGGATGCTGCTGCGCACGGGTACACACCGTCAAAGGATGGCCCAGACGTCGAAGCATACAAGCGAACGGTGTCGCGACTCGGCCGGTGGCCGTGGCAGCAGTTCAACCGGAAGTACAGCGATGACTTCGCTCACGGGATCAGCGGCAACGTGGGTCAGACAGGCATGGCTGGCTTCCAGCGTCAGATGCACATCGACGATACCGGCTACTTGGGCAAGGCTACCTTCAACGCACTTAGGTCGGCTCGCATTCCTGCTTCTCTTCCTCACGCTGGTGAGCCTGGTATGGATGCGACGGCGGTGACGTTGATCAACCAAGCGTTCGATCTGTTCAACGGACACGAGCCTCCACCGGATAGCCACGACGAGACGATCAGGGCAGCTGCCCTACACCGAGCGATCACACAGATCGGCACCGTCGAGCATGGCGACAACCTGCAGCCATATGGCGAGTGGTACGGCATGAACGGTGTGCCGTGGTGCGCTATCTTCGCCAGCTGGTGCTACGAGCATGGAGCTCAGGATTTGGGCAAGGACTCGGCCAGCTTCAAGGCTGGCTCCTACTACTCCTATGTTCCGTACATCGTAGGCGACGCGCGAAACGGGAGGAACGGTCTCAAGACAACGGACCAGCCGATCCCTGGCGACTTGGTGTGCTACGACTGGAACTGGGACGGCACCTACGACCATGTCGGCCTGTTTGAAGCTTGGCATGGTGCTGACTTCAGTACGGTAGAGGGCAACACCAGCTCAGCGGATTACTCGAACGGAGGAATGGTCCTTAGGTGTACGCGCAACAAGAGCTACCAGGGCACCGTGTTCGTGAGGGTGTCAGAATGATCTCGAGTCGTCGCAAGTATGTGGACCTGACGGCGATGATTCTGTCTATCGGCATCACTCTGTCCATCACGCTTCTCACGATCGGGATCGTGTGGAGTGCGATCAAGAACGGTGGAACAGCAGCCACCCTCACAGAGAACGAGACACAGGTGCTAATCTCAGCCTTTGGCGGCATCTTCGGCATTCTGGGTGCCTACATTGGCTATCAACTCGGGAACGGCGCGAAGGAGAGTAATCAGGTAGCCTTGCCGCCGGACGATCTCGATGACACCCAGGAAAGGTGGCCGAAGGTCGAATGAGCGTAACCAAACTCGAAATGGCGACAATCGCGATCGCCGTCATCTTTCTCGTCTACCTGATTCACACCTGGTAGGCTGAGATGCCTCCTGTCGGAAGACCCAGGGTGACGACACGTCAGGGAGCACGTCCTCCCCTCAACCTGATCGGTGTCGCCGACCCGTTCAACTATGGCATCGGGCTGAACCCGCAGACCGGGCAGGTCGCCCCATGGCATATGTTCATCGACCTGCAGGAGACCGTGCCAGAGTGGTTCTGGCCGAACAGCATCTGGACCGCAGAGCAGATGCGCACGGACTCGCAGCTGGCTGCCCTACTAACGTCCGTGATGTGGGGGATCAGCCAGCTGCGGTTCGTGATTGACGAGAACGGTGCGAAGCCGGAACTAGTGGACGAGATCTCCGAGGATCTCAACCTGCCGATCATGGGCGAGGATCACAAGCCGCAGGGTAGGCTGAAGCACAGATTTAGTCATCAGCGGTTCGTGCTACAGGCGATGCTGTCCGTCATCTACGGGCACATGTTCTTCGAGCAGAACGGTGAGGTCGTGGACGGCAAGTGGCGGCTGCGGAAGATGTTCCCGATCATGCCACGCACGATCTCGCAGATCAACGTCGAGGATGACGGCAGCCTCGTGAACGTCATTCAGTGGGCGAGCAGGAACAGCTTCCTGAGCGCCAACCCGCCACTCTCTTCCTTCGCCGAGCCGATTCCGGTTGAGCGGCTGACAGGCTTCATCTTCCAGATGGAAGGGATGAACTGGCATGGTCGCAGCATGATGCGCGATTGCTTCAAGGATTGGATCCTCAAGGATCGGTTGATGCGCGTGGAGGCCATCAACCACGAACGTGCCGGCGGTGTCCCATACGCTGTGGGTCCGCAGGGCGCGACCATGACAGAGATCGAAGACCTGGGCCAGATGATGCAGCAGTTCCGCATCGGCGAGACCGCCGGTGGCGCTGTCCCTTATGGCAGCTCGGTTCACATCGCCAAGGGATCAGGAAGCGACATTGACGCGACCATCAAGCGATACGACGAGTCAATGGCTCGTCGTTTCATGCTGATGCTCGCCAATCTGGCCCAGGGTGGCTCCCATGTCGGCAGCTACGCACTAGGTGAGACGTTTGAGGACTTCTTCCTGGTAGCGCAGCGCCACATCGCCCAGTGGTATTGTGACGTGGTGAACGAGCACGTCATCGAGGACATCGTGGACTGGAACTACGGTGAGGACGAGGAGTTTGTACCCAAGATCACCTGGGAGCGCACGAGCGAGGACAGCCTGGGCGTCGAGCAGTTGTCAATGCTGGTGCAGCGCGGCGTGATCATCATGGACGAGGAGTTGGAGAACGCTGTCCGCTACAAGTACCAGCTGCCCAGCCGGAGCACCCCACGGCCCAACATCATCGTTGGCCCTGGCGTTCCGAGGCAACCGCAGGAACTTGCCCCTGGTCAGGTCACACCGCCAAGGGGAGAGATCCCGGAGTCTGCCAATCCCGTTCCAGCAGGAGCGGGTGTGACGCAGCCGGTGAAGGCAGCAGGGGACCCGTCGGGTGCTCCCTCCTCGGGATCCCCTGCCATTCGCGCGTCGTTCAACTGGAAGCGGTTCGGGCGGAAGAAGCCAGACGTGATGGCGGCTGGTTCTCCGGCGCTGGTCACGGTAGCAAACGTGCCAGTCATGCATGCCGGGATCGAGTATTCGCTCAGCACCGGTCCCAAGACGTTCACGCCCGAAGACCTGCGCGACGCGGTAACGGCGGCCAACGAGGACAAGAGCATCAGGCCTGCCAGACTGAAGATCGGTCACGTTGATCCACGGTTCAACGACACCCAGGTCTTCGACGGCACACCGAACTTCGGTGTCGCCACAAACCTCCGCCTGTCAGAGAATGGCATGGCGGTGTACGCTGACTTCGTCGGCGTTCCGAAATGGCTGGCGGAGATCATGCCGACAGCCTATCCCTCACGCTCGGTCGAGGGATACACCAACGCGCTTGCCTATGCACCAGACGGCATGCAGTTGGAGAGTCAGATGGGTAAGCGGTGGCGCTTTGTGATCTCCGCTTGCTCGTTGCTCGGTGTGTCTTGGCCGGGCATCACTGTACTTGAGGACCTCCCTCAGTTCTACGGCGACGAGGTACCGGACGGAGTCAATATCGACCCGGCACTCTTGCTTGCAAAAGGAGGCGATCCAGTGAAGTTCCGCAAGGGCAAGACTGCCGCGTCGAGAAATCTGGATGACGTGCGCAGAGCGTTCTACGACGACTTTGTGACAAGCCGCCCAGATGCGAACTGGTGGTGGGTCCAGGCGATCCTGATGGATCCGAACGAACTCGTTGTGGAAGATGACGAGACCGGTCAGCTGTACAAGATCGGCTTCGCCTCGGGAGACGATGGCGTCGTGTTCACAGACCCGATGCCCATCAAGCTCGACTACATCCCGGACACCGTCGAGGCATTCAAAGCAGCTGCCTCGCATGTAGCAGCGACGCTGGCGATCGGCAGGGACGTGGCCGCCAGCTGGGACACAAGGGAGGATAGCCTCCCGCAATCAGACACAGGAGGTTCGATGGATCCCAAGCTGATCCGCGATCGCCTGGGACTGCCGGAGGAAGCAACCGACGAGCAGGTCCAGGAGACCCTCCGCGAGCTCAATGCCGCAGCCGGCATCACGCCCGAGCCACAGATCGTACCGCCTGTGGCCGAGCCGACGCCTGCGGCAGAGCCGACCGGAGAGCCGACTCCTGCGGCGGAGCCAGTGGCTCCTGCCGCCGTGGCGGCAAGCGCGTTGCCTCCCGGCGTGGTCCTGGTGGACAAGGCGCAGTACGACAGCATGATCGCAGCGAGCAACGAGACCCGTGACTTCATGGCAGAGCATCGCCGGTCGAAGCGCGAGGGTCTGGTGACCGCTGCCATGCAGGACGGTCGCATCGCTCCAGCGAGCAAGGATCACTGGCTCACGTACCTGGAGCACGATCCCAAGGGTGAGGAGACGCTCGCGTCTCTGCAGCCCGGTCTCATCCCGGTCGAGCTGCGCGCGACGGCAATGGGCGCAGACGGCGAGGGCCAGGACCCGTTCAACCAGGAGCAGGTTGCGTCGTGGTCGGCGCAGCTGTTCCCCGAGGTTCGCGCGCAGCAGGCGCAGGACGCCATGGTGGCCGCTGGTCATGCCATGCCGTCTCGCTCCCGCATCAGCGCGGACGGGCACTACTCAAGGCGGTGACGGCATGAACAACGAGTGCATCCCGTACTTCGAGGCAGCGTACACCCAGAAGATCACGGTGCACGCTGGCTATGCGATGACAGGCAAGACCCTGGCTGGTCCCAAGACCGGCTACCAGGGTTCTGGTCCTGCCCTCGCGCCAGACCCGCTGGCCACCGGTGACGGTGGCAACATCGTCGTCCCGGCTGCTCCGGTAGCTGGTGGCGAGGTCAGCGGCGTCATCGCCTGGGACGTGCCCAGCGGTGGCAAGGCAGTCATCATCGACGGGGACGGCACAGTTCTGCCGATCACGTCAGGAGCGGCAGTCGCCATTGGCGACCTGCTCCAGTCGGATACGTCGGGACGCGTCATCACAGCGGCACCGGCGTCAGGCAAGGTCGTCGTTGGCAAGGCACGCTCTGCCGCCGGTGCTGCGGGCGTGGACGTCATCGTCGAGCTCTATACCTTCAACCCGGCTGTCAAGGCATAGGAAGGGAGGGAAGATGAAGCCAACGAAGCCCACCGTTCTCCAGATCGACCACGGACCGCGTGTCCAGGTGTGCGACGACACCATGGCGGCGCTGGTCGCTGCGGGTCGCATGGATCCGGAGTTCGAGCGGATGCGCTTCCGGGACGCCGAGCAGTTCATTGCCGCTCGGTGGGAAGGTCCTCCCGCCGTTGCCGCAGCGCCGTATCCCGGTGCAGTCGTCAACCCGTTGGGACCGCCGACGATCTCGGGTACGACGTTCTCGATCGACATCGCACTGCAAAACCCCACGCGGGTGATCACGCCAATGGTCCTCGACCTGACAAGGCAGCGGTTCTTCGTGGACCGCGTGTTCACGTCAGCGGGAGGAGTCACGGGCGGCGCGGTCATCTATGACCTGGTGGTCACTCCTGACTACTACATGGACCGTGACATCCAGCGGGTCGAGCCGGGGTCGGAGTTCCCGATCGTGGCATTCAGCCGCCGCGCACCGGCAGCGGCTGTCGTCGAGAAGTGGGGCGGCAAGTTCTACTTCCTCGACGAAACCCGCGACCGCAACAACATCGCGGAGTTCACCAAGGCGATGCGCCAGCTGGCCAACACGGTGGTTCGCAAGATCAACCAGCGTGGCGTCCAGATCCTGGAGGCATTCATCACGGCGAGCTCACGCACCTTCACCGGCGTCAGCTGGGGCAGCGTCAACACGACGTATGCCGCAGGTTCGAACTGGCCGCTGTTCCCGGCAAGGGACTTCGCCAAGGCGGACCTGATCGCCGAGCAGGACGAGATGGACATGGACTACAACCTGTGGGTGATGAACCCCACGGAGATGTTCAATCTCGAGGGTATCTACGGCGACAAGCTGGGTGCCCTGCTCGACTCGTACGACATCGACATCTTCGTCACCAACCGCATGACTGCCGGCCAGGCCTACGCGCTGGCAGAGGGTGCGGTCGGCGAGATGCGCATCGAGGCACCGCTCAGCACGGAGACCTGGCGCGACCCGAACGGCAAGCAGCAGACCTGGGTCCAGTCGAGTGTCAGGCCTGTCATGTACGCGAACAATGCGTTCGCGGTCCTCAAGGTCACCGGACTCACCTAGGAGGAGCGATGGCACAGAAGATCATCAAGCATCGCCTCTTCACGTGGTTCGAGGTGACGCCCAACCCAGTCGACCCCGGTGGGCCGGACGTGCTCACGGAGCGCATCAACATCGCCGGTGACGACGTGGACATCACCAACGAGGACTACGTCAAGCGCGGTGAGGAGCTCGACGCATTCTTCACCGACGAAGAGGCAGACCAGGTTCGTGCCGGCACGTACAACGGACCTGGTGCGGAGCAGGTGTACTATCTCCGTCAGGGTGCTCAGACCGCACCGCACAACCTGCCGCGACAGATCGGTCCCGCCGACGGCGAGCATGGCGACACGGCAAGCATGTCGTCGGAGGAACTGGCCGACTACATCAACGAGCACAAGCTCAACGTCGATCAGACGGTGGCGCTCGCTGGCGATGACCTGGAGAGCATCGAGAAGGTCCTTGACGCAGAGAACCTTGCGACGGACAACGACCCGCGCAAGGGAGTCACGGATCGTCTCGAGGCCAAGATGAATGCCGCGACAACGGGCTAAGGTCATGGCCGACGAGTACAAGGCTCTGACGTACGTCAACCTCCCATTCCTTGACGGGAATGGGAGGTCGTACCTTCCAGGGCAGATGATCCCGCACGCCGACTTCGAAGAGTCCGTCGAGTTGGCGCAGGCGGCAATGCCCGATCATGACGACCTGGTCTCTGCAGACGACATGATCGCGGAGATGATCAAGTACGGCTCGCTCAGCGAGGACGCGGATTCGGAACTGCACCCGGCTCACATCAACTTTGATCCGGGTCAGCCAACGGTCTACGGTCTCGCGCAACAGGCCAAGCAACTCGTCGCACAACTGGAGGCTGAGGGCAAGGACGTGCCGCAGGAGTTGGCCGTCTTCGCCGAGGCGATCCAGAACATCAACGCAGAGGACAGAGCGTCGGGCGGTGACAAGACGTGATGCGCAACGGCACCACCCACTGGATCTGCGAGCAGTGGAGCGAGGAAGCCTGTGAGTTCACTCGCAGGAAGCTTTTGCTCCCGAAGGACATGGACGTCTCTTCCGCTTTGCTACGTGAGATCATCGGCGAGGCGGAGATCATCAAAGAGGTTCATGGCAACCTCCTGCTGAACGAGGGCATTCAGCGTCTGCAGGACATGAGCATGATCGCCACCGTGGTCTCGAACCAGGTGGCAACCAACCCGTGGTCGAACACCAACGCCTACCTGGGCGTCGGCACGTCGAACACGGCGGAAGCAGCAACCCAGACCGACCTGCAGGCTGGTGGCTTCTACAAGGCGATGAACGCGACGTATCCGTCGCGCTCGAACCAGACGGTCAGCTTCCAATCCGACTTCGCCGGTACCGAGGCGAACCAGGTGTGGGCCGAGTGGTCAATCGCCGCCGGTGCTTCCGGTGCTTCAGGTGCAGGGTTCACGACGGGCACGACCAACCTTCAGCGGAAGGTCGCAGCCCTGGGCACAAAGGCATCGGGCACGTGGACCCTGACGGCACAGGTCACGTTCTCCTAGGGAGCGGGGGACTGCTCGCAAGGGCAGTCCCCTAATCTCATGCCGTCAACTCCTAACTACAACATCCCCTATCCGCTCGGAACGGACAAGCCGCTCATGGCTAACCACATGGCGGCTATCGCTACACAGGTTGATGCATTCATCATGTCTATCCCGGTGGGAGCATCCTTCGAGTGGGACTATGGTGCCGCTCAGATTCCGGTCTGGGCATTGCTGCAATATGGGCAGGCCGTGTCTCGCACAACCTACTCAGCGCTGGCTGCCGTAGCATCGGCATCAGCCTACCCACACGGCTCGGGCGACGGCAGTACCACATTCAATATCGCCGACAAGCGCGGTCGTCTGTCTGTTGGCCGTGATGACATGGGCGGTACTGCTGCTGGACGTATCACGGCTGCGCTCTCGGGCGCTGCTGGTACGGTGCTCGGTGCTGTCTGCGGAAGTGAGGGTGTGACGCTGAGTACAGCGCAGCTGTCCTCGCATAACCATAGCGGCGCTACCGGATACATCTCAGCAGATCATTCACACGCCGCTCAGTCAGCCGGTCGTGACACTGCGCACAATCACGCTGACAGTGGTCACCTTCACAATCCAGGGATCTCGGCAAATACGATGGACGGTTGGATCGGTGACGACACGACCGGCTACTACTCGGGCGGCAACGGAGCACCAATCGGTCCACACTACGGCGGCAACTGGTACAACTCTAACTATGGTTACTTCAACAGTAGCGGAGAGACCGCCGAGCACACGCATGGGACGACGACCGGTGGCATTGATACAAACCACACTCATCAGATTTACGCTGATGGCGGTGGTGGCGCTCACCCGAACACCCAGCCGACGCTCATAGCCAACAAGATCGTGAGAGCTATCTGATGGGTACCACCACGCCAAACTACAATCTTCGCTATCCGGTTGGCTCGGATAGCCCGAATGTCCAGAACGACATCAAGAACATGGCGCTGGACATGGACGCCTACATCATGGGTATCGCGATCGGGATGACCTGCGACTGGGACTATGGTTCAGCGCAAATACCGTCCTGGGCCATCTTGCAGTACGGACAGGCTGTCTCGCGCACGAACTATCCGAAGCTGCACACGCTTGCGAATCAGGCCAGCTACCCTCATGGCTCCGGTGATGGTAGCACCACCTTCAATATCGCAGACAAGCGTGGTCGCGCTGTTGCAGGTAAGGACGACATGGGCGGTACTGCCGCCAGCAGGCTCACTGCCGCCATCTCCGGTGCGGCAGGAACGATCCTCGGTGCTGTGATGGGTGGCGAGGGTTACACGCTCGCGACTGCCCAAATCGCCTCGCACTCACACACCGGAGCAACAGGAACGGTGTCGACCGATCACTCACACAGTGGTACCTCTGGCGGTAGGTCTGCGGATCATGCTCACGGAGACTACGGACACCTTCACCAGCCTTACCAGCGTGTCATGTCTCAGGATGGATGGATCGGTCCTGGTAGTTCATGGTACGCAGGTGCCGGCGGTGACCTCTGGAGCTCTCACTCCGGCGGTGGCTGGCAGACCTCTGGTGGCTGGTTCTTCTCGAACACCGGCAACGCTTCTGTTGGCAACCCTTCCGCGAACCACGGACATCAGACGAACTTCGGAACCGTCAGCGCCTGGCATACGCAGAGCATCCCTTCAGATGGTAGCGGTGCTGCCCACCCGAACGTGCAGCCTACGATCATCGTGAACAAGATCGTGAGGGCGATCTGATGGGTGTGACCTCGCAGTATGCTCTTCGCTATCCTGAGCCAACCTATCCGTCTACGGTTGCGACAGATCTACAGAATCTCGCGCAGGACGTAGACAACTTCATCATGAGCATTCCGGTGGGGATGTCGATGGAGTGGGACTATGCCGCTGCTCTGATACCTACATGGGCGCTGCTCCAGTACGGGCAGGCCGTGAGTCGGACTCTGTATCCTCTACTCGGTGCGCTCGCGAGCGCGGCCAGCTATCCTCACGGTGCCGGTGACGGATCGACAACATTCAACATCGCGGACAAGCGGGGTCGGGTGCACGCTGGCAAGGATGATATGGGAGGCACGGCTGCTGGCCGCCTTACGGCAGCACTCTCTGGCACGGCTGGTACAGTGCTCGGTGCGGCAGTAGGTAATGAGGGTGTGACGCTCTCTACCGCTCAACTACCATCGCACAATCACAGTGGCGCTACAAACATTCCCTCTGCGAACCATGCCCACTCCGGTCACTCGGGCGGGGTCTCTGCCTGGCATAGTCATAACGACGGAGGACACGGACACAACCCGGCTGGTAACTGTAGCTTCGCGGACGGATGGATGGGGACTGGCAACAACGACTTCTCCGACGGTGGTGGTGACCGCTACGGATCGCATATAGGCTACCAGTGGCTCTGGAGCAATACTGCGTATGTCAACCTTGCCACCGAGAACGTAGACCACTCTCATTACACCAGCACCGGCGGAGTAAGCGCAAATGAGTATCACGCGATACCGTCGGATGGTAGTGGCGCTGCCCACCCGAATACTCAACCAACCATCATCGTCAACCAGATTGTGAGGGCAATCTAATGGCCTTAGGAGATACCAAGCCTGATGCACCGCCGCTCATCCCGCAGCTTCAGTTGGTCGACCAGAAGCGCAAGGTTGTTCGCCGTATGCGGCGCAAGGACGAGCGGATCATGCAAGAGCATCTCAAGAAGAAGATGACCGAGCATCACTTGCAGCACCTGGAGGATCTGAAGGTGCAACACGAGCAGATGCTCGCGAACCTCGATGCGCCCATCGTGTATGAACTGGAGCGGAATGACACCGGCGGTCTGCTCTGGTTGCCGGATGGGATGGGCGTCATCATCCAGGACAACTACTTCTGCCGGATGACGGATCCGATCACCGGGATGGATCGCGTCTTCGGTCTATCGCCGATGGAGGTTGATACGTACTACGAGGACGCGGATGAAGCTACACCCAGTTGAACGGCTCCGTCAGATTTGGACTCCTGAGCGTGAGATCGAGGAGTTGTTCACAGACCTGTCTCCGGGGTCTGAGCTTGACTCACAGATCCGTGATTTCTTCTCGCGCATCATCGACCGGGAGGGCAGCATCACGCTCGACATCACAGACCCAGTCCCCGACTTCATGATCCGCTGGGAGATCATTCATACCCCACCGCCGGATGCCCGGCGGAAAATCACAATCTGGAAGGTGCCAATATGAACGTGATGTGCACGATTCAGCTTCAGCCAGGTGATCCCGAACTGACCATGACGCCGGACGAGATGGCGACATCGATTCTGAACGGTCTCGGTGGCGACCCGGCCAAGGACCTGGTCAACGTCAGCGTCATGCAACCGCCCACCACTGGCATGGCAGGCAACCCGCTGCCTCCGCCGCCTCCTCCCGACAACATCCTGCCTTCGCCTCCTGCATGATTCCGACCGCTGATCCTGATGTCTTCATCGAGGAGCAGCGCGATGGCTATGTCCGGTATCAGCGGAAGGACGGTCTACGCTGGATCGTCCTTGGCACATGCGATAGACGTGGCGACTGCATGATCGGTGCAGTTGTCGAGACTCCAGATGGTCCCGTTGAGATCAAGAACCATGAGCAGCTGGGCAGTCTCGAGATCGGTGACGAGCTAGACGTCCCGGTGTACATCGGCTTCAACGGTTGCTGTCCACTACAGGTTGTTCTGATCAATGCCGCTGACTGAGTGGTATCTGCATGATGCGGCTACTGGCGTAAGCGGTACGCTGCCTGGTGCAGCCTCGCAGTCAGCGACGGCAGCAAGCGTCACGGTGTCCGGTGCGAGTACAAACCGGACAATGGACGGCACAAAGGGCACTGGCGCTCAGACCCTAGTTGCCGGAGCGTCCCTAGCGCAGACCGCGAACCAGAATATATGGTTCCGACGGTTCATCTCACCGCCACTTGCAGCACAAACGATTCCGGCTGGCTCTGGTAACACCGGTCTAGTTGGAGGATTCCTTTCCTCTAACAGCAATGCTTCTCCATTTGTTGCCTATCCGGTCTTGTATATCTGGCGTCCGAGCACGGGGGCTCTTGTAGGTAAGTTGCTGGACAGCGTTGGTAGCGGCGGCGTCATTGGCGCTGGGACATCTGAAGTTTGGAACGGTTCCGGATTCGTGACGCAAACGTCTATCGTGTGCCAGGACAATGACGTACTCGTCTGTGAAGTCTGGATGCGCGGTACACAGGGGATGGCGACCTCGTACAACTGGTCGTTTGGTTATGGCAGCACGACTGAGTATCCGAGCGCGACGGGTGGCGCTACCACAACGCCGGCATCCGCATTGTTCACACCGGCGATCATTCTGTTTGGTGAGAGTACGCCGATAGCAGGAACGGATGCGAAGGGTGCCACGACTGAGACGGCGATCGTTGAAGTCTCTGACTTCCCGCAAAACGCTGTCATTGATAACTTCAACCGGGCCGACGGAATCCTGACCTCTCCCTGGGTGGGCATGACAGTTCCCACCCAGACATATCTGACTCCATATGTTGCCAGCAATCAGGCTTCGACCGGCCCACCTGGAAACGGATGTGGCGCATACAGGAGTGATCTAACAGTCGGTGATTGCGAGGCGTACATCGATCTTCCAAACCCGTCCGAGTGTCAGTATCACGATGTGTGGTTGAGATTCACCGGTGGAACGGATATCAACTCGCAGAACGGCTACTACCTGCGGCACGACAGTACGAATAACCTTCTGATGCTCCAGAAGTGCACGGGTGGCGCTACTTCTAGCGTCGGCAATCAGGTTGCTTGTGCAGCTTCACCGGGAGACTCCATCGGTGCAAGGGTACTCGGGACAACCTTCTCGCTTTATTACAAGCCGCTCGGTGCTGCCAAATGGAGGATCCTCGGAACGGGAGTTGACGCGACATATCAGAACGCTGCTTCGATTGGATTCTTCTCACCCTATCACCCTGCGCTCTTCGACAACTTCGGTGGCGGTGCAATCAAGACGCTGGTATCCGCTGCCGACACCAACGGTACGACGACAGAGAGCGGATCGTATAAGGGACAATACAGCGATGTAGATGCTACCGGCATCAACGAGGTCGAGGTCGTCAGCGTCGTCGGGAAGATCAGCGACACGGATGCCACAGGGATCAATGAGGTAGAGGTTGCTACACCAAAGGTCGTGTTGCTTGACATTGATACGACTATCAGCGAGTCAGAAACTGCAACCGCTACGCCAGCGACACAGGTATCAGGCACGGATGCCAATGCCGGCTTCACCGAGGCTGCCGCGCTCACCACCTTCCCCACCAACGGGCTGCAGCTTCACTTCGATGCCTCAACTCTTGCGCTCGCGAACGGGGCTGCGGTCAGCCCATGGCCGAACCTGGCCCAGCCGAGTATCCCAGGCAACATGGTTGGTACTCCTGCGCCGACGTTCCAGACGGGGCAGGTCAATGACGGCAAGGGTGTTGTCCGGTTCCGAGCAGGACAGGGCATGCTACGAGCTACAGGAATCGGCGTGTCGACTCCGTTTACGCTCGCCTATGTCGCGCACTACATTGGAGCAGCGGCTACACAGCAGAGAATCGTTAGCACCGATTATCCGCCCAACAACTTCCTGATCGGGTTCTGGGGGCCATCAGGCGGGCCAGGGTACTTTGACGTTGTGTATGACGGTGCCTGGGCCAGCGGTGAGCCTAGCACAGTTGCGACGCTAGTCTGGAAACTCTACTCTGCGGATCAGAGCGCAGTCAACGTACCAACTCGTCTCTTCTCGGATGGGACACTAGTCAGGTCGGGTGGCTCAGGATCACAGAACTTCGGTGGGACGTTCCATCTCTCTGGCCAGGATCCTACGGCGGCAACTGAATCCTCTGACTGCGAGGTCGCAGAGGTCTTCCTGTACAACCGTCAGCTCACCGACCAGGAGCGGCAGACCCTCGAGAACTATCTGCGTAACAAGTGGTTCCGGAATCCTCAGACCGTTGTTGACTCGAACGCAACGGTCAGCGAGACGACCACTTCGATGCAGATCAGGGACACAGACAGCAATGGCGCGGTAACTGAGAACGCAGCCTACACCGTCAACGTCCTGGTCTACGAGCCTGACTTCGTTGACTCCTACAATACGCTCGCGAACCTCTACTCACCGTACAGTTCGATCCCCGCAACCTTCTCGTCGTACAACACGCTTACCGGCGCACCCCTGCCGCTGCCGGTGCTGACGGAGACGGCGACCTTCACGCAGAAGTATTCTGATGTAGACTCGAACGGTACGACAACTGAGACGGCTGCCCTCACATACGCTCCCGCAGGCACCGATGCGGGCAGCGCCACCGAGAGCGCCTCGGTTGTCGTCTCGTCTCTTGTCAGCGCTGATGCCGGGACGGCAACAGAGGCTGCGGTCTTCACCTATGCGCCAGCCAGCGCTGATGTAAATAGCACGACGACCGAGTCAGCATCGATCACCAGGGAGCAGATCACTGCCACCGATACCAACGGGTCGGTTACAGAGGCTGGCTCAGCAACCGCCAAGATCTCCGACGTAGATGCAGGTACGAGCGCTGAGTCGGCGAGCTACCAGCTTACATACAATCCAGTCTCTAGCTCTGACGTCAATGGTACCACTACCGAGTCTGGAGCTATACGCCAAACTACAGCTGACGTAAACAGCACGACGACTGAGACGCAGGCTCTAGTTGCACAGGCGCTGGTGACTACGGACACCGGCACAGGTAGCGACACTCAGATCCTCGCTGCCGGTAACAACCCTGTTGGAACAGACACGAATAGTACCACAACTGAATCTGCCACCCTCTCTCCGATAACGGTCAATGGCTCTGACTCAGGCACGAGCACAGAGTCGGCGACCGTCAAGGTGGCGGTCTCGGATAGCGACGGGGGGACTGTTGCAAGCGAGACCGTCACCACAAATGTCCCGGTCTCGGCGTCCGACGTCGCAGGGGCGGCTGAGGCTGCGGCAGGCGTGGCCGCACTGCCTGCAACAGACGCAGGCTCAGCAACCGAGACCGAGGCAGTAGTCAGCCAGATATCAGCCGCTGATAGTACAGGCGCGACTGCGGAGTCAGCGTCCATTGTCACCCACTATCAGTACGTTGATACCGACTCGGCGACCGCGAGCGAGGTAAACCTCCTCACGGCCAAGCTTGCGGTCGCTGATGTCGGCAGCGGCACAGACTTGACTGTCGGTACTGCGGCCCAGATTGCAGCTACCGACCAGAACGGGGTGGTGACTGAGAACGCCGCACTCGTTACCACCCCGCTCATCTCTGTGGACTTTGGCGCTACGGCTGAGACGGCCAGCGTCACAAAGGTAGTTGTCACCTCTATTGACGATGGTACCATCACAGAGATCGCAGGCGCTGGCGCTGGTAATGCACCGGTCTCCTTTGACTACGCAACAATCATCGAAAATGCCTCTCTTGGGAAGTACGCTTACGACTCAGAAACCGGGCTGGACAGCGCCATCCTCCACGCCTGGCTCTCTGACGATGATTTCGGGATGGCATCCGATACGGGTGGCCAGTATTCACCATTTCCTCCTGGCGATCTGATATCAGGTAAGATCACGCGCGGACTGGGCGGTGAAGTGGTGCCCGCACTGGCCGGTGACATCGTCGTTCAGGAGCACGTCATACAGGGAGGAATAGGGTCAAAGTTGGACGGTGACGTTGAGACCATTGTGACCGGGAGGATAGCGTGATTGTTGTAACCTTCTCAAACTTCTTGCCCACCCCACGCTTTGACGGCATCCCCTGGCTCCACGTCAACATCGAGGAGTCAGCCTCTGAAGATGGACCCTGGACGCTGATTGACACCCAGGACATCTATCCGACAGACCTTGATCCATCAGACCCGTCACCGCGCTCCTTCACAACCGAGAACGCGACGATCCCCGAGGGCTGGTACCGGATCGTCTTCGTTGACAAGGACGGCAACACGATCGTCGCTGACCCTGTCCAGAACATTGGGCAGCAGGAGGAGCCATACCTGCCGTCCGTGCGGGACGTGGCGCTGAAGATTCTCTCGCGTACGCGCGACAGCAAGGGCAATCAGCTGGGTACGTTCACCGACGACACGGTGCCGACCGCAACCGACTGCGCCGCCATCATAGGGCAGGCCGCACTCGATGTGTCGAAAGTGCTTGGTACCAACATTCCGGCTGAGCTACAAGATGATGTAGGCAACCTGATCGCGCTGAAGGCAGCCTGTCAGGTTGAGATGTCGTACTACTCAGAGCAGGTCAACACCGGGCGCAGCATCTACCCGCAGCTTGACAAGGAGTACGAGACCGAACTACCGCTCATCTCCAAGCAGCTCACACTCGTGCTTGACGGCGGTGAGGGTTCCACCGGCCCAGTCCTATCTGGCCCCAGCCTGGGTGCCAGCTTTGGAGGTTTCCCGCCAGCCAGCCCCGACTGGTTGACGAAGCGGATGTAATGAGATTCTATCTCAGAACGCATAACCTCGAGAGGGCCATTGCTCGATACGAGCACTTGGCCGAGGCTGCGATTGATGCTCAGCCAGCGATGGCCGAGGTCACGATGTTGATGATGGACTTTATCCGCGCTACATTTGAGAGCCAGGGTAGGCGCGGCGGCGGCTCTTGGGCGCAGCTCACGGATGAATGGCTGACTCGCAAGATCAAGCTGGGCGGTGATCCCCGCATCGGATTCTTCCGGCATCACCTGTTCGAAGCATTCACCGTTCCTGGGGCAGAGCATCAGGAGATTCACATCGAGCCACACAGCGCCTCCATCATGTCTGACCTGCCCTACGCGGCAACGCAGCAGGCGCACCGTCCCTTCATCAAGTTCACTCCGAATGACAGGATCAGGATGGGCGAGGTAGTCACACAGTACCTTGTTGAAGCATGGATGAGGGATCCATGAGCATCTTTGGAGCCATACAGATCGCCGACGATCTGGAGGAGGCTGTGCTCGACACTCTTGAGAAATGGTTCTACACGTACATGGTCGAGTACGAGCTACAGCGTCACCTGATCCCTGACCGGAACACTAAGCCCACACACCCAATGCCGCGCAGCTACCTGAAGGTCAATCAGTTGGACAAAGAGGCAGCCGATCAGCTGCCGAGCATAGTGTGCGTGAGTCCTGGGCTCAGCAACAGACATCCTCCAATGCAGGAGGGTGACGGGTCATTCCGCGCATTCTTCAACGTAGGGGTCGGGGTCTTCTGCACCGCGAAGGATCGTAAGGACACCATGAAGATCTGCCGTATGTACACCGGCATCGCTCGTAGCATCATGCTGCAGCAGCAGTCGCTCGGTGGCTTCGCAGATGGTAGTGTCTGGCTGGACGAAAGCTACGATCCGCACTTCACCTTCACAGATGATCAGACGATCAGCGCCGGACAGGTCTTGTTCGAGATCGAGGTCGCTGGCGTCATCAACAGGTTCGATGGTCCCAAGACTATCGATCCGTTGCCCGAGCAACCGGGCAGCGATTGGCCATTGGCCGAAGAAGTCATAGCAACAGTCGAGATCCTGGAGGACTAATGCCGCAGACAAAGGCAAAGCCACCGGACCCAACGGTACCGGAGGACTACAGGAATCTTGCTCTGCACGTGGTGTGCCTCGCCAGTGGCCAGACGGTAGCCATCGGCGAGATCTTCCAGCTCACCGGTGAAGACGCAAGTGACCCGCACAACGTAGCACTCATTCAGGATGGCTCCATCGTGAACTGTGCAGCATACGAGGATGCCATCACAGCAGAGGGACAGGCAGCAGTGCCGGAGGCGGAGGAGGAGGACGACGGCAAGACGTCGCTCTCAACCTCTGGCAAGCCCGGTGTCGAGAAGCCTGCTGAGACAGAGGAAGGAGCCAAGGAATGACGCGTCCTGGCGTAGTTGTTGCAGTTCAGACGTCAGTGCCGCCTCGCTCCGTTCCGACCGATTCTGGCGTCGCGTTCATCGTCGGCATGTGTGACAAGGGAGCAACCAACGCACCCACGTTTGTCCAGAGCCTGGATCAGTTCATCTCGCTCTGTGGCGCTCGTGTCACTTACAGCATCCTGTACGATGCGGTGGACATTTTCTTCCGCGAGGGAGGGAACGGCGCGTACATCGGCCGCGTGGTAGGACCAGCAGCAGTCGCCGCATCGCACACGTACTTGGATGCCGGCGCTGTCTCGAGCCTGGTCCTGTCAGCCGACTCGCCCGGAGCGTGGGGCAACAACATCAAGGTCGGTATCGTCGCGGGGCAGGTGACCGGGTTTGCAATCCAGGTCACCGATGCCAGCAACAACATCCTCGAGACATCGTACGACCTGGTGACACAGGCCGACGCGCTCGCGTGGGTGAATACATACAGCCAGTACCTCACCGTCGCACTCGGTACCAGCACCAACCCACCGGCGCTGGTGGCCCCTGTCGCGCTCTCCGGCGGCAACGACGATCGAGGCAACGCGACAGATGCACAGTGGCTGGCTGCGCTCAACACGTTCGGCGCTGCACTTGGCCCCGGCCAGGTGTTCGCTCCGGGCAGGACATCAACCGCTGGGACGCAGCAACTTGCGGCTCATGCTCAGGCCAACAACCGGGTGGCTCTGATCGACCTGGTGGACACTCCAACGGTAGCAACGCTGCAGTCAGGCGCAGCTGCCGCAGCGGGTGGCGGCGCTGGGCAGTACTCGGCATCGTTCACTCCATGGCTCGTCGTGCCGGGTGCCACGCCTGGTACGTCACGCATCGTGCCACCGTCCTGTGCCATGGCAGGGTTGATCGCCCGCAACGATGTCCTGAACAACCCGGACACACCGGCTGCCGGCGAGCAGGGTGTCTTCAACTCGGTGGTCGGTCTGAGTCAGCCTGCCTTCACTGACCCGGTGAGGCAGACGCTCAACGGCACCGGCGTGAATGTCATCCGCCAGATGCTCGGTGGCTTCAGGAACTACGGCTACCGTTCGCTGGCGAACCCCGTCAGCAACATGTCGTGGGTGGACTTCAGCAACGTCCGGTACCTGATGGAACTGGGCGCTCGCTGTCAGGCCGTCGGCGAGCAGTTCATGTTCGCCGTCATCGACGGCACCGGTCACACGTTCTCTGACTACGGCGCTGCCCTGTCGGCTCTGTGCCAGGCAGACTACTCGTCTGGTCAGATCTTCGGGTCGGTGCCGGAGGATGCGTTCAACGTGGACACCGGGCCGTCTGTCAACACGCCAGCGACGATCGCGGACAACCAACTCCGCGCGGTTGTGGCTGTGCGACCCTCACCCTTCGCGGAGTTGGTCTCGATCCTCATCGTGAACACGCCGATCACCCAGGCGGTGGCATAAATGGCTGGAGGACCTACTCGTCAAGATACCCACAAGATCGTGGTGAGCATCGAGAACCGGAAGACCGGCAAGATGCAGAACTACGGCGTGTGGGACAAGTGGACCGGTGGTGAGGTCGACTCAGACTCGACCAACTACTATCCGGGTGGCATGGCGGATCCCGTCTCCCTTGGCGGCAGGCGCACGACAGCCAACGTCGTGGTCTCGCGTCTGTACCGCCTGGAGCGTGACCACCTGCACCTGCAGGAATGGATCAACGCTGCCGGCAAGTCCCAGGCTCACATCAGCCGGCAGCCGTTGGACATCAACGGCAACGTGTTCGGAAAGCCAATCGTCTACAACGCCATCTTGAAGAAGGTCACGCCGCCACCGCTCGACTCCGAGCAGTCCGGCGCAGCCATCGTCGAGTTGGAGTTCACCGTCACCGGGTTCCCGACGGTCAACTAGGGAACCCACAAGGAGGGAGCGCATGTCCGAAGACGTACAAGAGGATCAGCCCAGCTTGGGTGAGACCTCTGAGTTCGCGGCGAGCGGGTTGCCTGACGAGACGGGCAGCCTGCTCGACGCACTCGCTGCTGAGCGGGATGAGATGGCTGCCGAGAGGGAGACGTTCATTCCCATCCCTGGCTACGGTAGGGACAGTGGCGTGATCATGCTCGTGAAGTACCGGCTGCTGGGCGGTGAAGAGATCGCCGGCATTGGCCGCAAGGTACAGCGGGAGTTCCGCAAGAGCCAACAGTACGAGCGCATCCTGTACGCATCGATCGACACGATGATCGCTGCCTGCGAGGGATTCTACGCTCAGCGTGGTACCAATGGCGAGAAGTTGGAGCTACCGCTGTACCACTACGACACCGAGTTGGCCAAGGCACTCAAGTTCGAGGATCAGATCGACCCGAACCAGCCTGCTCGTTCCGTAGTCATCGCGCTGTTTGGCGGCAACATGATCGCCATTCAGCAACACACCTTGCTCCTGGGACGGTGGATGGGTGACACTACCATGGACGCTACCGCTGAGTTCCTGGACCAAGGGGGAAACCTCTAGGGCGCGCAGAGATCGAGACCGCCGCATATGTCGCTATCTTCGGAATGGATCCAATGGCCTTCCTTGAGACGGAGGATCCGCTCCGACGTGAGGTCATGCGGCGCATCGCCATTGCTTCCCGTGACAACCTGCGGAAGCTGGATCAAGAGCGCGCCATCATGCACGCGAACGAGATTGGCAAGATCCTCAACCAGATGTTCGGGAGGTAGCCAGGGTGCCCGTTGAGCCGGTAATCCTCGAGACCATCCTCACCGGCTGGCGTGAAGTTGTAGGTGGGGTGCAGGCTGAAGTCGCTGCGCTTGAAGAACTCGGAGTGGCGATGAACCTGACCGGGGACCGGGCAATGGTCAACGCACGGAAGCAGGAGATCTACAATCAGACCCTGTTCACCGGGCGTCGCCTAGCGTATGCGGGCACCCTGGCTCTCGTAGCTGCCGGTGCGGCAGTGCTGAAGCTAGGCTGGAACTATCAGAGTGCGATGCAGCAGGCTCGCGTTGCACTGAGCCCAGTCTTCAAGGACACCGCCTCACTCAATACCGAGCTACAGCATCTGTTCCAGGTAACTGCCTTCTCACCGTTCCAGTTCAAGGACGTGACCACCGCGTTCCGGCAGCTGTACTACGGTCTCAAGTACGCACCGGGCGTCTCCGATCCTCTACAGACCGCGAACCAGACGATGCAGTCCCTGCTTGACTCGCTGGCCGCCGCTGGCAAGGCAACACCCGCAAACCTTCAGCGCGCATCCCTCGCGCTCCAGCACATGGCCTACTCGGGTAGGCTGACCGGCTACGCAGTCAACCAGCTGTCGCGTGACGGCATTCCGATGCTGCCGATCCTGAACCGGATGCTGCACATCACCGGCACCGAGATCCACCGCATCGGGTCGATGAACATCCCGGTGCAGCAGGTGCTTGATGCAATCAACAAGTTCGTAGAGACGACACCTGGCTACAGGATGGCTGCGTTCCGGCAGGCCACGCTTACTCTACACGGTGCCTGGACAACCTTCAAGGACCTGCTTAGTCAGGCGAGCGCGAGCAGCGGTGCCGGCATGTTCGGGTGGGTGCAGAAGTTCCTCACCACAACGGACAAGGCTCTGTACGGGCACCTGTACTCAAACAGGCCGGTCACGATGACGGATTTCTTCAAGGCGATCGACGATGCAGCCTCACCTCGCACTCACCTCGTGTTCGATGTGTTCAAGCTTCTCGAGGGAGTGCTACAGGGGATCAAGGAGGACTTCAGCGCGGTCGCCACGGCCATCTGGCTGGTGCTCACGCCGCTGTGGGCTCTGGAGGCAGTCCTGGGCATCCCCGGTGGTAAGTACGGCATCGCCTACGCGCTGCAGGTTGTGGGCTTCTTCCTTGGGCTGTACATCGGCTACCTCATCCTGGCGAAGACGTATGAGTACGCGCTCGCAGCAGCCACGATCATTCGCACAGCCGTCACCGAAGGTCTTGCTGTAGCCCAGGGTCTTGCTGATGCAGCCATGGTGATCTATGTTGTGACACAGGGTCTATACAACGATGTGATGGAAGCGGGCATCTGGCTCACGATAGGAATGGCAGCGGCACAGTACCGGCTGATCGCTGCCGCCGTGATAGCTGCTGCCATCATGCGTGGACAGATGCTCCTGATGGAGATCTGGACTGCAGTCGTCGGTCTGTTTGACCTAGCGATGATCGGTCTTCAGTTCACGATTGATGCGGTCGCGGCAGCGTGGGTGGCGCTTGACCTCGTCATGGGACCCATCGGGTGGATCATCCTGGCCATCGCAGCCATCACGACACTGTACATGAGGTGGAAGTGGTTCCACGATCTGGTCAACGAGTTTGCGAACTGGTTGCGTGAGCACTGGCAGCTGGCACTGCTCGGCCTAGCCAGTCCGTTTCTCTTGGCAGTCGTGCTGATCATCGAGCGGTTCGCACACCTGCTCAGCTTTGCCCAGGGTGTCTACGACTGGTTCAAGAAGCACAACATCTTCGAGGCGGCAGCTAGCTTCCTGACCCCGTTCGGCATAGGCGGAAGTCTGTTCGGTGGTGGCGGAGCCGCTGGCGGTTCGGCTGCGGGTGGCGGTGGCTTCTGGGGATCGGTAGGTAAGTATCTGGGCTATGCCAACTATGCCAATCCTGGCTACTGGGTTGGGCGAGGCCTGAGCATGATCCCAGGGTTGCAGGGTGGCGGCGCTATCGTCGGTGGCGGTCTGGCGATGGTCGGGGAGCATGGCCCCGAGATGCTCGCGCTGCCTTCGGGTGCGACGATCAGGTCTACAGCGCAGAGCCTTGGTGGTGCCGGCGGTTTCACAATCAAGATCTTCCCGCAACCCATCATCCTGGACGGGAAGCAGATCGGCGTGGCAATGGCGACAGCGGTTACGGATGCGGAGGCGAGGCAGTGAGTAGCTACGGTCTTGGTAGTGAAGTTGCGGCTGATCACTACGTGACGCTGAGTTCTTCTTCAGGGCACAGGGTGAAGCTTCTGATGGACGCGGCTGCCGTTAGCATCACCGGCGGACACGGTGGCTGGGAAGTCATTGATCGTCCGAAGCGCACGAGCATCACGCGCTGGAAGGGCAAGACGCCATACACGATGGATCTGCCCGTCGTGTTCAACGGGATCAGTCAGTACCGAAACATGGAGGCTGATATCCAGACGCTGATCAAGATGGCCGAGCCTGTGGGTCACCTGAAGGAGCCACCGACGATTCGGGTGATCGGATCAGCACTGCCGCTTGCGGGGACACGGTGGTGGGTCATCGCCGACATGTCTTGGGACAATCAACAGGCTACGTGGTACCGCTTCGGGCACATCACGGGCCGGACGCGACAGAGCGTCGTGATCCATCTTCTCGAGTATGTTGACGAGCAGATCATCCTGACGCAGCCGTCGCCTGCCGTACTCAACGGTGCAGCCGGTGGCGGGAAGGTAATCAAGTCATCCGGGCTGACCGCGAAGCAGGAGGCTCAGAAGCATCTGGGTGACCCGAACCTGTTCCAGATCATCCTGGAGGCAAACCCATGGCTGCCTATTGATACGCGCCTGGGCATCCCAGCGGGGCAGGATCTGATCATCCCTGACAAGAAGACGAAGAAGAAGAGCTGATGCCGACCAAGGGGTCAACCGCTTCCGCAACTGAGATCGTTGCCCTGCACTCGGGCAAGATGTCCGACCAGCTGGAGGCACTGGCCGAGGATATTGACATCGTCTCCTTCCAGACGGAGATACAGAACGAGCTCAGTATCGACCTGACCAACACGATCAGTTCAGCGATCATTCAGCGTACGATCGAGGGAGCGAGCACGTTGACTATCGTGGTCGAGGATGATCTTGACCGCACGATCCAGAACAGCGGTCGTCTAGGTCGGCATGTGGACGTGGAACTTGATGGCCTCTACTTCACGCTGGTTGGCGTCAAGAAGCAGGCACGTCAGCTGACGCTCGTGTTCGAGGATCGCGAGGTCAATGTCCTCCGCTACTACAACTCCTTCATCCAGGCTGACCGTACCAATGTAACCCGCGCACAGTTCGTTCTCCGCATGATCCGTGAGGTGAAGGAAGTGCCGCTGTCCTGGGTCATCCCAGAGCTCCACGTCACGCAGGCGATCAGCGACATTCAACCCAACCAGGTGATCTACGCTGCTGGTACTCCACAGATCACTCCGGCCACGGATCCTGTGACCAAGCAGAAGATGAAGAAGGAGCGAGCCAAGGGCATCCCGTCCCCGCAGGACACCCATGGGCTAACGGTACGCGGAGCGCCGATGGACACGGAGCAGTGGCAGAACGCTGTGACCATCATCAATACCGGCGTCGCGATGAAGTGCAACACCAAGGTGATCGTATCCTCCATCATGACGGCGATCGACGAAAGCAACATCCGCAACCTGACCGGTGGCGACCGAGACAGCGTTGGAGTGTTCCAGCAGCGTCCGAGCATGGGTTGGCCTGCCTCACGAAACGTGGCCACCGATACGGCAGCCTACCTCAGAGCAGCGGTGAGTGTGGACCAGGGCAACCCACAGCTGAGCTTGAACGATCTCTGCCAGAGTGTTCAGCACAGCGGTACTCCGTATGCTTATGGCGCGTTCCAGGTTGAGGCTGATAACATCGTGAAGGCTTATGGGCTTGACGTAAAGTCGGGTCTGGTTGATCCAAAGTACGGGGTCAACAACATGGCCGACACGAGCACTGTCAACCCTGACTACAGCACGGGACCGTTCTTCTTCACGCGCGGTACGCTGACCACCGACCAGGCTGGCGAGACGCTGCTGACCAAGGAGGACAGCTGGACGTGCATCAAGCGTCTGGCGAGCGAGGTCAACTGGCGAGCGTTCTGCGTCAGCGGTGTGATCTACTTCATCGATGACAAGGATCTGTTTGCCAGCAAGCCGTTCATGGTCATCAGCGAGGACAGCGACGGCATTGACTGGATCGACTACGACTACGATGAGGGTAAGCGCAAGGCTACCGTAACCGTTACCGCACACCTGTCGCGCTGGAGTGCTCCTCCTGGCTGCACGGTGCAGTGTGTTGACAGCGGCATCGTCAACGGCAAGTGGCTAGTGCAGGACATCAGCCGTAGTCTGTACGACCGCATCGGCACCATCACGATGATCAAGCCCCAGCCGGTACTGCCCGAGCCGACGACCAGTCCTACCTCGCAGGCGATGGACCAGGCAACGGGTGCGAGCAATGGCACCAACAAGAAGGCACAGCCCGGTGGAGCGCGAGCCGGTTACGAGGGACCGCTGTCTACGAAGCAGAACAAGATCGTGTCCTTTGCTCGGCAGCAGCTGGGCGTCACCTACGTGTACGGTGCGGAGTCACCGGGCAAGGCATTCGATTGTTCTGGTCTGGCACAGGCAGCCTACAGTGCCGCGAACATCCAGATCCCGCGTGTGGCTCAGGATCAGTTCAACGCCGGCACTCCCATCTATCCGCCTGCCACCCTGCAGCCTGGAGATCTAGTATTCTTCGGGGCCAACTCGAGCAGCATAGAGCACGTGGGCATCTACATCGGGAACGGAGCCATGATCGATGCACCGCACACCGGAGCGGTAGTGCGCGTTGATGATGGCTTCACGTCGTGGACGAATCCACCCTACGCAGGAGCGGTGCGACTGTGGCAGTGATCCAGGATCTGATCCCCGAGGCACAGAAGCATGGCCGTGGTGTCATGCAGGGAACCTGGAAGGGAATCATCGCCAACAATCCTTCTGCGTTTGGTAAGCAGGTGTATGTCATCATTCCCGACATCAGCAAGGATCACCGTTGGGGTCCATGTAACTGGCAGCCGCAGGACAACATGAACTTGCCCGTCGTGGGCAACTCTTGCCTCGTTGTCTTCGACAACCAACGCGCACCCTGGGTGGCCTCCTGGTGGACAGGCCAGCCACCGAATGTGGTCAACGGCCAGTGGATCAAGGGTGTGAACGGCGCGGCGGTGTGGCGACCCATCACACTACCAGACCTTCCCATCGTGCCGTCCTGCAAAGTTTACAAGTCGAGTCCTATCGGCACCCCAGGCAATCCTACTTTTCCGGTTCCATTTGATGCCGAGGAGTTCGATCCGACCGGGATGCATGATCCTGTGGTCAATAACAGTCGAGTGACTATCACGACTCCTGGTCCTTACCTGATCATCTTCACCGCTGCCTTCACGGCGAATGCTAATGGTTTCCACCGCCTGGGTTATCTCACCGTCAACACCGAGAGTCCCTGGTCCGTGATGAACGGAGTGGTTGTGAACCAGCAGGGCGGAGGGACGTCAAGGACTCAGACTCTGTTGGTGCGGAATCTCAAGGCTGGTGACTATATCCAGGCGGGCATCTATCAGGACAGCGGTGCGAACCTCAGCGTGGGGTCTGACGGTTACGAAAGTGGACCGTGGATGTCTGTCACCTACCAGGGAAGGATTGCTTGATGGCTACTGTTCCACACTTTGACATGCCTTTCCGGTTCGGATCCGCCGGGTCACACGTTGCGGTTGTGGAGCAGAACACCGGGGAGGATGTCACTAACTGCGTCGAGACCATCCTGCGTACGACGCGGGGCACGCGGCTGTACGTGCCCAACTTCGGCATCACCGATCCTACCTTCAGCATCAAGCCACTGCCGACGATGGTCACGGATCAGATGGAGCAAGAGGTAGTGGAGAACGAGCCGAGAGCGGTTGTAGCCTTCACTGACCTTGGTACCATACTCGAACCGATGGTCGCGAACATCATTGCGGAGGTGAACAATGAGTAGCACTGGTTACATCACCTATCCGATCACGGCCGATGCTCGCGACCTGATGCAGCGAGCGTTCGACTACCTGGGCGTGAAGGTGCCTGGGTGGACACCGGCGGAAGGGAACCTGGACGTCTGGATGATTGAGGCATTCGGCAACGAGGCTGCCGACATTCAGACGCTCGCCACCGAGGTACCGAAGAGTTTGTTCCGGTACATGGGTAGCAAACTGTTCGGCATTCAGCCGATCAACGCTGTGGCCGCTACCTGTACCTCAACCTGGACGCTGACCGACAGCAATGGTCATACGATCCCTGCAGGCACGCAGGTCTCCATCAACGACGCGGCTGGCAATCCCAACCCGTTCACCGTACTGTTCGACGTCATCGTGCCCGGTGGCTCGAACGCAACCCCTGCCGGTGCTGTCTCTCTCATGGCGTCCAATCCTGGGGCCGCTGCCAGTGGGATAGGCAGTGCCGGCGGGTCTGTCAACCTGATCGATCCTCTAGCCTGGGTCAATACGATCACGCAGGTGGCCGTGACTGCCGGTGGGATCGATGCTGAGACAGACGATGCTTACCTGGATCGTCTCAGCAATGAGCTACAGGCAATGTCTCCGCGTCCCATCCTTGCCTCTGACTTCGCGATCCTGGCAGAGAACGTAGCGGGTGTACAGCGGTCCATGGCCATCGATGGGTACAACCCTGGCGACGGTACCTCGAACAACCAGCGCATGGTTACGGTGTACTCACTCGACAGCACGGGCAGTCCGGTGAGTGCCGGCGTGAAGACAAATGTCCAGGCGTACCTACAGAGCATGCGCGAGATCAACTTCATCGTCAACGTAGATGATCCAGTGAAGCGTGAGATCGACGTCACGACCGCCGTTGTGATGAATGTAGGCTACCAGGCTGCGGACATCATCAACCGTGTTCAGCAGGCCATCATCAACTTCCTGAACCCAGCAACCTGGGGCATCTCGCCATCGGATAACCCGAACGATCCGATCACCTGGATCAACACGCCGACGATCAACCGTCTCGAGTTGGCGAGCGCGATCACCACGGTCGTTGGTGTGAACGTGATCAACACTCTTACGCTCGGCGCACATGGAGGAGCGCAGTCTGCGGCTGACTATCTGATGCCTGGCAAGGCTCCTGTCCCGTTCACCCAAGTGGCCGACCTGACTGTGACGGCAAGCTAATGCCCGCTCCCACCGACGCTGGCTCCTTCGCACAGGCAATGTATGCCCAGATGCTGCCCGTGCAGAATGCTGAGAATCAGACCGGGTGGGCGCTGATCACGTACCTGGGTGCTCTTGGGCAGATGCTGCAGGATCTGGACTACCTCGCGCACGCACCCGATGCTCAGCACCCGGTCTGGTTCAACCTCATCGACCTGGACGCGGTACCGGACAACGGTGTGCCCTGGCTCGGGCAGTTCATCGGCATTCACGCCCAGCCGGGTCTGACCCCTGCCCAGCAGCGGCAGCAGCTGCGTGACAGGGTTGGTTGGCAACGCGGCACACCAGCAGCAGTATCAGCGGCCATCGCGCTGTTCCTGACTGGTACCAAGACGGTTCAGATGAACGAGCGCGACAGCAGCCCGTATCACTTCACCGCGACGATTTGGGCGAATGAGCTGACTCCGAATACTGCGACCCAGGTCACCAACTATGTCAATCAGTTTGCGAAGCCTGCCGGTTTGCAGTGGACGCTGACGGTCAACCCTGGCTCGCCACCCGCTGTGACGTATGCGCAGATCTATACCCGTGGTGACACCTACGGCTCCATCTACACAAGCTTCCAGACCTACGCAGACATCCACTAGGGAGGGCTATGCTCACTACAACCAGAAGGGGGATTCAGTACCCGAACACGGATCGTAGCGACCGTGCTGACATCGCCCTTCACATGTCGTATCTCGCGCTCGCTACGGACGTTGATGTCCTGTTCAATCAGGGCACCGACGCTGCGCGGCAGGCGGCAGCACATCAGAGTGGTGGCGGTAGGTTCTGGTGGGCTACTGACAGCAAGGTGATGTGGTACGATGACGGTGCTGCCTGGCAGCAGGTCATCCCGACCACACCGATCAACCTGCAGACGGCGAGCTACACGCTCACGCTTGCTGATATCAACGGCATCGTAGAGATGAACTCATCCAGCGCGAACAACCTCACGGTTCCGAACGACACGCTGGCGAACTTCCAGATCGGCTCGTCGGTTACCATCTCGCAGCTAGGGACAGGGCTGACGACTTTGGTGGCGGCCAGCGGCGTCACTCTTCGCTCCTACAACAATGCTCTCAAGCTGGCGGGACAGAACGGACTATGTTCTCTGATCAAGCGTGCCGCGAATGATTGGTACGCTGCTGGGAACCTGGTGCCCTAATGCTCACGGCCAAGGTACCGGGCGTCCTCTGCGTTGATCGCGTGGTTCCTGCTCTTACGATCACCAGTCCTGCGGCTGGTAACGTAGCAGGTACAGTCACTATTGCTGCGACTGCGACGGACAATGACCAGATCGCTTCGGTGCAGTTCAGGATGGATGGAAGCGTCATCGGTACGGTGACGGCTGCACCGTTCCAGATGAGCTACGACACGCATGCCATTCTGAATGGCGCTCACACAATCACCGCTATCGCTACGGATCGCGTAGGCAACCAGACGACTAGGACGGTGGCCATCACCGTAGTGAACCAGCCTGCGGTGAACTTCTACAGCCCTGGCAACGGTGCAACTGTCAGCGGCAACATGACACTCGCTGCTACCGTGACACAGTATAGCACCGGCGTCACCGTCTGGTTCTATGTGAACGGCAACAACATCTATGGCTACCGTAGCGGCAACGGAACGTACTCCGTGGCCTACGACACGCACTACCTCGCGGTGGGCTGGAACACGATTACGGTCATCGCGCAGGATGATGCGGGTCAGCAGACGCGGATCGACTACAGCGTGTATGTCAACAACTCGGCTCCTGGTGCTGGTGTTGTGCTACTCGGGGACCACTGCTACTGGGATGGAGATGGCTGGGACAACTATCGTCATAGCCCACCTGCCTACGACGGCACAGGGGATACCTGGATATGGTCAAACACCGGGGCGAAGTTCACGCCTGTCTACTTGCCCGGAAACCCCGATCCGACGCACTACCAGATGCGGGTGTGGTGTCAGGTCAACCGTATCGAAGGAGGCACAGATGGTAACGTTTGCTACCTTGACTTCCAGGTGGGAGGGGTTGTGGGATGGACAAACGTCTGGGCGAATGGTCCAGCCTACACAAACATCGGGCCGCTCTGGAATGTGAACGGCGGCAACGACTGCTATGCGAAGTGGTGGTGCAGCAGTCCAGGCTGGAACACATGCTTCTGTATCGGCATTGGCTTCTACTACGACTTTGTGGTCAAGTCGGGTTACGCGAGTTAGCGTTACGCTGAGTCGCGTTATCGCATCGCGTACTGCAGCCAGGTCAGCTCATTCATCAGCTTCACGATCGCTGACTTAGCCCAGCGCTGCTGCAGAGGAGTCTTGTCTACTCCCCAAGTCGCGATGTAAGTGATGCGGTTCTGCAGCGTGACGCTGTGACCCTCCCACCACTTGTCCCAGACGACCTGGGCAGCCTCCTTCTTCACATCTTTGACGGTGCCCTTCGTGATGTCACCACCCCAGCCAGTGTGGCATTGGGCGGCAACGTGCGCAATGCGGCGACACCGCTTCTTGTCTTGACTCAGTTCCGTACCCTCTGCATCACTGCCGAGTCGACGTGGGATTTGGGAGGCGGCCAGGGCTACATGGTACAAGAGGCGAAGCCTATCCCTTTCGACCTTCTCTATCTCCGATGGGTCGAAGTCCCTAACGCTTACTCCAGGATCGTAGTAGGCTGCTAGGAACGAACTAGCGGCTTTGGAGGAGCCTTTCTCCATGGCCGGTCCTTTCGAGGTGGTTAGGTAGTGGGTCCATTCGTTCCAGCCATGGAGAAACGATTCTCCATGGTCACCCGCTAGTAGCCAGCTAGCCTTTCCTGGCGGTCTTCCCGTTCACGCTGCTGATCGATACGTGCAGCGTCCTGGCGAGCCTTCAGAAGCTTGGCGTGTGTTCTGTGGAATCTGCGGTCCTCGATGCGCTTATGTTCAAGCGCAATCAAGATCTTACGCGCAGTCGCCTGCTGGACGGTACAGTGGACCCCGTGAAGGATCCGCTGTACCGTCTGAGGCGACACAAGTGCGTATTGGGCTGCCGCCTGAGCGGTGCCACACCGATCTACTAGCTCCTTGGTGTGTGGCTGAATCTTGGAGCAATCGATCGTCGACTTGTGATACTTCTCATAGCTACTCACTTGGGGCGATCTTCCTCCGACCAGGTGATGCCGGCGTTGGCGTTGGCCAGCCACTCCTCTACCTCAATGGCCGGGATGCCGTGCTCCGCATCATCCTTGCCCCACTCAACAGGCGGCACGCCTGCCGCTGAGAAGGACTGAACGCGATCGCGGATGGTGCAACCCCGGTCAAGCTGACCCATGAACACGCAGTGTCCTGCCTTGTAGCACACCGGCGCGAACGTAGCAGGGATCGGTGAGGCTAGTCTCTGGAACTGCCAGTCTGACTTTTTGACCGAGTACTGGTTCTCCTTGCCGAAGTTGATCGGGTGACGGTAGCTGTACCCGGTCTTGTTACGGATGGCGCTGATGATGCCGATGAAGACGCTGCGCCACTCGAACTGTGCTTGTGTACAGAGCCGGTTGCCCGCGTGTTCGGTGAGGCCACGCAGGTTGGTCTTGTAGATCACACGAGTGGTCACGCAGTGCGGCAGGATGCCACGCGCGTCTTCGGCAGGGATGCCCAGGTCGATCAGCTTCTCGTAGGCATCCCCGACCTGCTGCATGATGTCGCACCAGATCTTGAACGCTGGCTCATCGCCGGCAGGCCCAGGCACGATGTGCGGCGGTAGGGCTGCCTCAGCGGCGATGCCTCGTTTGACCGCGAACCGCAGGCTCTCCTGCGCGTACACGGCTGTGCGCTGACGTACCAGCTGGTGCGTGAAGGAGCGCGTGACTCCCTCGATCATGAACTGGAAGTCGATGAACTCCCATGGTGCCTTGAGGTGTGTCTTGAGGCTTTCTTCCCACGCCCATTCACGATCCTCGTCGGTCAGGTCTTGCAGGTCATACACTGGGTCACCGCGATACATGCGGAAACCAGCAGCGAGTGAGCCGAGCGGATCAGGCGTGGCGCTGAGGAGGGTCACAGAGGGTACCACGTTGCGACCCTCCTCGCGCCTGATCGGCTGCGACTCGTACATCGCTACGTCAGCATACCGTATGATGTCCGAGCCGCTCATGCCTAACCTGCCTTTCTCTTCACGACAGCCTTGGCCGTCTTGGTCTTCATGAAGTCGGTCATGGTCGTTGCCTTAGGGCGCAACTTACCGACGTCTCCGGTCAGGTTCGGCTTGAGGGTGACCTGAGCCTTGACCGGTGGGCTGTCCGTCTCCTTGATGGAGGCGATGCCTCCGAAGCCGACAACCTCCTCTCCCTTCTTCCACCGCGCTCCCTTGACTTGCGGCGGTCGATAGCGCCAGGTGATTCGACAGATGCCCGGCACGGTGAAGTCCTCACCGAGCGAGATCTCATCTGCCGCTACCTCGGCGATGGCGTCCATGACCGACTTCACCAAGTTTGGCTTGATGCCGGTCATTTCTTGCACCTCAAGTGCAAGTTCGTGTTTCGTGAGTGACACGTTTGCTCCCTTGGTAGTGATTCTTACAGACCGCAGAAGTGTCGTGTTGTTGGCCACGGGTTCCAACCCCGCACTGCTACTGCGTTCCTTCCGGCTTGTAACTGTGCCCAGACGGGCCAGTGATCTGCCGTGCCCCATCGCCGGTAGAAGACGCCTCCGAACGTCTTCATGAAGTTGTAGTCCATCTGGAGCCCACCATAGTAGCCGTAGCCACTGCTGTTGGGATCCGTCCAACTTCCCTCGTACGAGTGAATGCACAACAACCCGCTCGTCACGTAGTCCGATGAACCACCGGCTGCGTGTGAGCTTCCTACCATGATGAACGCCGCGCATAGCGCAGCTAGGATGACTCGTGCCTTTGGCACTATTCTCCTGACGTTGATTACAGACCTCGCGAGCGCCCATCACCTTCTCGCGGTACA